AACCGCGTGGGGCGGGGTGGGCGGAACGGGCGGGGATGGTTGCATTTCAGTGACAGCACTTTACTGACCCGCGGTACGCTTCGGGGAATTCAAAAACCTAACGGTTATCATTGATGAATTCACATAATTAACTCATGATCAACAAATTCGATAATCGCTACAATCCCGTCTTTCGCTGGAACGCTGAGAGCTTGCTGGATGAGTCCGGTAATAATTTACACCTCACAGGTCCAACCGCGGTGTTTCGTCAAATCTACGAGAATGTCATTGGATTTTCACCCGCAATCGTACTGAATCGAGGTGGTGTATCAGATACAGTTTTACGAGATTATGGAGATCTTACGATACAATTGTTGTGCATGTTTCGAACCGCACCCAGCGGAGCTTACGTCATTGCATTTCAAGCATCCGGAGAAACAGAGCCGACGAACTACTCATGGTCCGTTCAGGTTTCGAGTGCAAACACAATGGGTTACTTTGCTGAGTTCGGCGCCGGCGGCGACACCAGTTACATTACACCCGTGTCGCAACGAGGCTTGCCCGGTTTGGGAGTCTTGTTCAAGCTTGACATGGTTCGTAAAGCCGTCACGGGTGGCGTCACAATTCAATTCTATGTCAACGGTATACCATTTGGTCCTCCGTCTGGTATTCTTACGGCACCGACTGGTGGAACTACATCGCAACTTGTTTTGACACAAACGGGTGCGAGCGTTGAACTTGCGGGGGTTGAAATCGATAACGCCGTTCTAACGGATGGGCAAATTGTCGAAGCGTACAATCGTACGTTGGGTGGGCATTTTGGGGAATTGGTTCCCGAAGTTAAATCACTCTGGGTCGGTGCCCTTACAAACGAAGGGGCGACGATTGTTGTGGGTCTCACTTATGCATCTGATGATGTATCAGTGGTTGTGACGGGATCAAATGGATTCATAACTCCTTCCGCGGCCGTTGCTTATGGTTCCGTAATTAAATTCGTCATCGACGATCTTGACGAAGATACGGAATACACTTATCAAGTGAAATGTAATGGCAACGTGTTGGAAATTGGCGGAAAATTCAAGACGTTAAAAACCAATCCCGCAACGTTCACCGTAGCATTCAGCGGCGATTCGATCACGAATTCTAACGCGCTTGTCTTCGACACCATTCGTGAAGCCAATCCGTTGATGTTCATTCATATGGGAGATCTACACTACCACAATTTTACCACCAACGAACAGACGCAATTTCATGCAGCGTTCGATGAGGTATTCGCTCAACCTCGACCGGCACAACTTTATCGTGATATTCCCACTGCGTACGGATGGGATGATCATGATTATGGAAATAACAACAGCAACGCCAGTTCTCCCACTAAACCCGCCGCAAACGCCGTTTATCGTCAACGAGTACCTCACTACCCGCTACCTGACACCACGGCGGTTTACCAAACATGGGACATCGGACGTGTACGGTTCATTCTCACGGATCAGCGTTCAGGTGCCAACGCTGATAGTGCAACTGACAACTCAAGCAAGACAATGCTGGGTACGGCTCAAAAGACGTGGTTCAAGAATCTGTTGAGCAACAGTGTTGGTTACTTCATCGTATGGATCTGTCCACGATGGTTTGGTACCGCACCAACGGCGGGCGCGGATAGTTGGGGCGGATTTTCGACCGAACGTATTGAGCTTGTGACCCATATTCACAACAATTGTCCAGGCCGAGTTGCTGTGCTAAGCGCCGACGTGCATGGCTGGGGCGTTGATGACGGTTCTCATCACGATTTTCTTCCGGGCGGCGGAGAACCATTGCCTTGTTTTCAAGCGTCACCACTAGACATCGCCGCCCCGGGCATGGCTGGAACGTACAGTGCGGGCTCGGGTGCTGTCAACGGGGTATACGGTACAATGACCGTTGATGACGCGGGTGGATCGAGCGTAGATGTGACGTGGAAACTTTACGATTCCTCTGCGGCTCAATTATCGACGACGTTGACATTCACCGTCAACCTGTGATCACCATCTCGATATAAGATCTAGCACGCGGTCCAGAAGAATGGGTGTCAACTTATCGTTCTCACCCAACTTTTGCAACCACTCAAGGCAAGTGGAACCATTCTTGGGATTCACCATCGCGAACATCGGAGATTCCCAAACACCGTATTCCTTAACGATGCTTGCGTATTCCTTTTTCCATTGACGTTGAAATTCGGGTAGGTTAAGCTTCACGTTCGCTAGTTTGAAATCGGCAAGTGAATTACACACTTTGAACTTCATATCGATCGTCCTTGCCCAATCAACGAGTCGTGTTCTCGTGTCACACAATGACCTCACGATGTCATCGTCAAGCAAAGGTATGATATCATCCAATTTTCCGTTGATGATGCATTCGAGGGCATTTCGTTGGCTCAGGGTGACAAGATCCTTGGAACGTGAAGCGAATACCCATTGCTTGTTCTTTACCTTCAAACGATTGAAGTTCGCATCAATGACGACCGCTCCCTCGATTTTCTTGGGATCCGCGTTGTCAACGAATGCGATGAGAGAATCGATGTCTGAAATCGGCCACTCTTTCACGATATCGAGACCCGCAGCCTCGTGACATTCGCTGTAGATGTCGAATTCTCGACCCGTCGCGGTTTCACGGCAAGCGAGCAAGGTTGCACGATGAACATCGTACTTGACGACGACACGATTCAGTGGACCCGTGAGCTCGTAAATGTACGTCTTGCTTTTATCGAGAGTTTGAGTCCAATCATCGTACGAAAGTCCTAGCAAGCTCACGTTCGCTGTCAATGTTTCGTTCACCGCGTGCTTGAAAAGATCAGAGAACGTTCTGATCGTGGGATGCGTATCGTTGAAAGGTAGATCCGCTTCACACACCGAACGGGTAGCAATGCACCATTCGTTCTTGACGTCGTCGTGGTACAAATGGATCATTGTACCGTCAAGTTTTTCACCAATCCTCGCTGTTGACCAGTCGATCTTCGCAGCATTCGGATCACCTTCGTTGTAGAAACGATCCATCGGACGAGATACGACCGTACAATCACCAACGATCTGATCGTCATTTTCGACGAGGGTAGCGGGACGAATCACTAGTCCTCGACACTCGCCTGGAAGTTGTTGTCCAGGTTTCGACGCGATCTGGTCGTAATTTAGACCGAACTTTGAACGATCACTCGAATGACGTGCCTTCACACCGTGTTCATCAGCGAGTTGCTTGAACGAGTGAGTCTTCAGGAATTCAATGACGAGCGGTTGCATTACTTTTCCACCTTGCTAGAATCTTGTCGTGGATTGTACGTTACGCCACCCTTACATTCGTAACTGGAACACCCACCGCAATGAACACCGGGACGATCGTTGTGAGGATGAGAGGTGAACGGGACGCCTTCTTGCTTCCAAAACCAAGATTCGCACTCGATGGCGTTGAGCTCGTGTTCTTCGATAATGAAACCGTCACAACAACCTGGATGAGTGGCTTCGCTGAAACCATTCGCAGTTGCGTAAGCTGTTTTGATCTTGTCAAGCGCTTCGTCCGCCAATTGCTTCGATGAAAAGACGCCGAGCACGTGATTGCCAAGATCGATCTCTTCTTCAAGCGTATAAATCTTCATGATTTCATCATCCTAACATGTTCTTGAGTGAAAAACACACAATTAGACGATCTTGAGCCTTTCGAGGCATCTCGTCCACCCGAAATTGCTTGAACCAAGTTGACGAAGGCAAACGTACGGGGCGGTGTCCCATTCTAGTCCACCACCCAGGCGATAATCAACGTTCCCAACAACTAAGTGCATTGATTTGTTGAATGTTTTGTGTTTGAACTTCTCGGTTAGAATTTTATGGATCTCGGTATGATCGTGGATTCCTTTTACGTCTCGAGGAAATCCAGGTTCTGCGAACAATCCAACCCAATCTTTTTGGGGAAAACGATTGCTGGACTTTTCGATCGGCTCGATCATGACCAACGTGCCGGGAAGCAAACGTTCTGCTATCTCGCGGCGCCATGCACTCATTATTGACGGAACCTTATCTAGATCTCCCACGTCGATCACCTTCATGGTGAGAACCTCTCGTTGATTATCGATTCGATCTCATTCATCAACGCGGGACGGTAGTTCCAGGAATCTACACCCACGTGAATCGATGTACCGTTCACAGTTTCGTGCGAATGCGTGTGACCGTGAATTAGCAATTCACCTTTGATCTTCTCTGGACGACGATCGAGGTAACGCTCGTCCTTCGTTTGTCTCGCGTAAGGATAATGGCATACACGGACGACACGACCTCCAACGACCATGACGAATTCATTCATCACGATGTCGAACCCGATTCCTGCCATCGATCCTGCACTTCGATCGTGATTTCCCAACACGAGAATCTTTCGTCCGTTCAAACGATCCATGATCTTTCTTGCATCTTCCTTGGGACAAAAAAAGCAATCCCCGCACCAAAGAACGATGTCATCCTTCGTGATCATCGAATTGTAGTTCTCGATCATTGATTCGTTCATGTGGTGAACCGACTCGAACGGACGATTCGCGTATTGAATGATGTTCTTGTGACCGTAGTGTGGGTCAGACGTGATTGCACGAATGAACATTATCGTGAACTCCTTCGTTTCAATTCGGCTTGTCCCAGAGCGAGCAATGCTCGTTCCTCCTTTGAATCATCGGTGAACGTTGTCCAATGAGCGACGTCCTCTTGAGCAATGTTCATCACCGCACTAAGCACAGCGTGTTCCGCAGAATTCACCACGACCAGACCGTTATCAAATAAACTTCGCAATAGATCGTGAGGCGTTGGATCATCACCGAGTTCAGATAGAACGACCCGTATACGACTGACGATATCAATTTTATTGTCGATCATTTGCCTTCTCGACCTTTCATGTACGCATTGATGCTATCCCATGCGTTATAAGCTTCTTCAAGAATTTTATGTGGCAGTTCTTCTTTCCAGTGAACGGCACAATAAATCAGAATGAACATTCTTTTTGTCATGTTCAGTACGCCGAACTATTGCCACAACCACATGTTGCTTTGATTTTTTCATTGATGAACTTGAAACCTTCTTGCATCAACGTCGCTACGTGATCTATCGTGGTCCCATCGAGGTACTGCATGCTCAAAGGATCACACATCCATGTGATGTTTTCGTTCACGATCCCCGTTTCATCGAATTCAGAGGGAGGTTCAATCGTGTCGAAGAACATCTTGTGTGTGAAACCTGCGCAGCCCCCGCCTGCAATTCCTAATCGAAGGAATACAATACCGACCATTTCGTCTTCTTCGTAGATGCTTTGTAGCTTAGTTTTGGCAGTTTCAGTGAAAGTTATCATTTGTTTTGACTTAGAATGTGTAGTAAGAAAATCTTGTTCGGTGCCATTAAAATAAATAAACACCCGATTCCGACAAGGAATTGAACTCCTTCTGAGTGTATCGGACGATTGTACCAACGTGACATCGTTTTTCGTGAACGAATTCCACCTTTAAGAAGGTAATCAATGTACTCTTTGTCGTTCATACGACTTCATTGCAAGTATAACCATTTGTTGTTGTTCAGTACACGTCATTCGGCTATCAAGCGTAACTTACGTACGACACCATTTTCGAATTCGAATCCCGGTTCAGCGAGCGTTCGATTCACGCTGTCATTCCTTAAAGCATTCAAAGGATGCAAATCATCAACTGTTCCCCAATTCCTTGAAACCGTGTCGTACCCCATGAGCCTCAAAAGATCGTCACCGAATGTTCTTGCGATTCTCAATTCATCCTCGTTGGAAGCGAGCTGAATTTCATCACCTGCCAACCAACTTACTGCGTATTGCAATGATAATCCGGTTCGAAATCCTTTCGAACATTGTCCCGCCCCGTGGATCAAATTTCCAACGTAAAATAACACGGAACCTGCTGGCATTTCAGCGACCTGAATTTCATCGTCCTTTGGGACTCGTTCTGAATCCCACCTATGACTACCAGGAACGAACACAGTCGCTCCATTCTCACGAGTGAAATCATTGACAGCCCACATCGTTGCTACAAGTATCGATGGCGATGGATTCCAGAATGGAACGTTATCGCTGTGCAAATTTTGAGCCTTTTGCCCCTCCATCAAGTGCATGATTCCTGTGAAGCTCAGCTTGTATCGTGGACTTAGCTTCAACAACGTTCCATCAAGAACTTGCTTTGTTAGTGGGTGTTGAATGATTTCATGTGTTTCTGGATACCTGTACGGTAACCTGCCGAACCTCACCGTGTTCGTGCCCATGAAGGGGTTCCCAGTCGTATCGGGGAGTCGAGAATTGATCTTTGGTTCAAGTTGCGTTCGTAATTCATCCAGCTTGTGAGCGCTCAGAACGTTCTCAACTATTACGTAGCCGTCAACGTTCAAGGCATTGATGATATCCGAAACATTCGAACTACTAACATTGAAACGATTCATGTTGTAAATTATACTTCGAAGTTGTTTGATAGTTACATGTATCAACCCCTCCAAGGAGGATCAAATGTCAAAAGACGTTAAGCAAGTCATAGTTGTGCGGAAGGACCTGGGAATGAGGAAAGGCAAAATTGCCTCCCAGGTCGCTCATGCTTCAATGTCGTTCCTGCTAGACAGTAACGAAAGTAAGCGAGTCGATGAGTTGAAGATCAAGCTCACATCGGCAGAGGCCCAATGGCTATCATCATCGTTCACAAAGGTCGTCGTAAGCGTTGACAGTGAAGAAGAACTTCGTGATCTGATCTTTCATGCTGAGATGAAAGGGATTCAATGTTGTCCTATCATTGATGCGGGCAGGACTGAGTTTCATAACGTTCCAACGTTGACATGTGCCGCATTCGGTCCCGCGAATTCAAGTGACGTGGATGAAATTACTGGAAAGCTAAAGTTGCTTTAGGCCTTCGATCATTCTCTTGAAAAACGTGTTGTAGTTGTTCTTGGGAAGGATCGATGAAAGCAATAATTTATCGGAGTTCGAAAGAACTTTTGAGGAACGATTCATTATATTGATCAATTCATGTGGTGATTTTATCTTCAAAAGTTCTTTCATGAACTGTTCTTTCGAACCACGGTCGAGATCTTGATAACCTCGTGAATTGAGGTACTTCATCACACGATGCAACGTGGATTCATCGTACGTCTTTACGCTCAGCAATCTGAACCTTTCAAGCTCTGTCCAGTTTTCAAAATTCGTGAAATGCAAAGCGAAATGAGTGTACGCGACCTGACAGTTCTCGATATCAAACGTATCGAGAACTGTCAATGGTTTTGAATCGAATCCGGTTATCAGTTGAATTTTCCACCTGTAATCAGTCACGTAAATGTTCGTCACACCGGGAAGGTTGTGAACGTTGCTGAAGTAGATCGTGTCAATCTTCTTGAATTTTTCTATCACGTTATTAAAGTTTTTACGTGATTCATTCGTCATGTAGATGTCGATGTCACCATCATAATCATCGAACGATTCGTATTCTTGATATGAACGAAAATGGTGACGAGCTAGTTGAATGGCAAAACCTCCCGCGATGCAGGAATCCATCAATAACGCAGCATGCACTAAGTTCCTTACGTTACCCGGAAGAAGTTGCAGAAGATCAGGTGTCTTGTGTTGATTTGTTGCGAAATTCATCTCTAATTTCCATTAGAATTTCCCCAACAAAGTTCTTCCCATCGCCCAACCATTGTTCATTAGTTTCGAGCAAACGTGGCATCAAGAACGGATTCTCGAACTTCTGTCGTATCAATTCCTTCATTACATTACGACATTCGACCTGCCACGTATCAACGATCGGTACCTTCTTGCTCTCTCGAATGGCTTCTTTCACATCCTTCGTCTCACGAATGCGAATTCGATCGTTTAAGTTCTTACATTTCAACGAGTAGAAAGCATGAGCGACTGACTTGTACTTGATTCCATTATGAATGAACGTTGATATGAATAAATTTGACAGGAATTCGTGTTCTCCTTCGAATTTCTTGATCATGGAATTTCCTTCTTTTGGGTTCATTGAACGATGATGATCTTTGTCTCGGGACTCAATTCACGGACGATGCTTACCATGTGCTTTGTTCCCTTTGAATTCTCGATGTCATCATGGAACGCAAGCACGAGATCGAATGGTGATTCCTTATCGTACATTTCTTGGTTACGAATTCTGCCTGCACGTTTTTTGTACAACGTCCAGTTCGCGGGACACGGAATGACGATGAAGTTCAATTCACGAGCGATGGCATCTGCGATCAAGTCGACGCCCTTACAGTCACCGTGAACGATTGTCGTATCTTCGGGTAAACGTACCAGGTGATCATGAATTTTCTGAACGTGTTCAATCGACTTCCACCATCTCGAACCCGTGATTAGAACCTTCATGAATTGAAAAATTCTACGTTCTTAAGAAATCACGTACATAATTACTTGCATGTCACATGAACCGCTAAGGAAGTTGATACGATCATTTTTGAATGAAATGAAGGTGAACGAACTCACTGAACTTTCCGATAACTTGCTTCAACGATTGTCAGGTTTTATTGAAGAGGTTGGTCGGTTGACGTATGAGATCAACTCAACAGCTGGTAATGGTGCAATTTGGTCGGATCGTAAGAATGGTGGAAAAGCCATCGTTGATTCGTCTATCGACCAACTATTACATCTAGCGGATGAATTTGATTCCCTGGTAGGATACCTTGGTAAACGGTACAATGATAAAGGAATCGTCAACGTCGTATCAGCGTTGGTCACCACGTTGAAGTCTTTAAAGCAATCCTCCTCACGAGGGATGCTCGGTGGTCTGGGAAAGCTCTTGCAATCGAATGATAAGTACGTCGACATGTTGCGCGAAAAAAGCACGGAGATTGACACTCGCCTTCGGGCGTGTCGTAAAGCGATTGAACGCCTGCAAACGAAGCACGTCGCCGAATCGTTCGGTGAGTCGATTCATTAGATCTTCGTGAAGTGAATAACGATTGATAAATCGTTCGTTCTCACCTCGGTCTGAATCTAGCGGGGATACCTGTTGCAACGCTGTGAGCAGGTACGTTTTTCGTCACTACGGCGTTCGCACCAATCACTGAATGTGCACCAATCGTGATGCCTCCTAAGATCTTTGCACCGGCGCCGATGTCAACATGTCCCCCGATTCGGGGTAATCCCGGTTTGGTACCTGTTCCGATCGTCACCTGTTGAAAGATCAGGCAATTGGGACCGATGATCGCATCGGGGTGTATCACAATACCGTTCGGGTGTGGCAACAACAATCCTCGTCCCAAGTTCGCATTCAATGGAATATCGGATCCCGTGATAACGGACCAAAATCGATGGCGAATGACCGCGAACTTTGATCTCAAAGAGAATGTCCACGCATACGCTACTGACGCTTCTCGGCGCTTGAGAAGCATGCGCTGGTAGTCACGTATTGAATTGATCAACCTCTTAGATGGATCCCACCAACGATTGGATCGTTCCCTTGAAGGATTTGGAACGACCGCTGATACAGTTGATACAACTGATAACGATCGAAGCGTCGGAATTTGATGACCCGCGTCCATTAAATCATTCCTTTTTTGACGAGCAATAAAATGAGGGTGAAGAACAACGTGAATACCCAACCAGATCCAATTTCGATGGAGATACTCTTGAGACACCCTTGCGGGTAGAATTCCACTGGAAACTTGATTTTGAACATTGACAGAATTGTTTTCATGGTACGATTGGGTCCGGTTAGATCAACCATATCACGTACGTTCTAGAAGAACATTAACGAATGTTAACGTTTTGAGCGTTGTTTCAAAATGTACACATGACCTTCATGTTTGTCAGAAATGTCTTGTAAGAGATTCTCAATGCCCGACGTTGTCGTGCGTTTGTTCTTCATTGATGTTAAGAGGTAATCAATTACCGTCAAGAAGTTCGTCTCTGCGACAAGTGAGTTAACGACAAGCTGGTTCGACGCAGGTATCATGGTGGTCGTGTTATTCGTTTGCACTAGCTTGAGCGTCTGAATGATTTGAAGGTTCAAGTTAACGTTGTTTTCGTTTCCAAGACCGACTGCTTTTTCAGCGACGGCATCGATCTCAGGAACGATCTCGTTATACAGGCGTTCGAATAATCCATGATCTGAATAAAATGAGTCGCCTCTCGCAGTCCAGTGATTGTTTTGATGAATTAAAGCTAGTGACCGAAGGTGGACAAGAACGATCGACAACTCAGCGTACGGAATCTCCCCCCATTCTGAGAGCATGTTGCTCAGAACAACGTTGACATTCGGTAGGTTGAAGGGGCTTCCCATTAACGTAAGCCGACGGTGAATTCGATGTTCTGACAATCATGAACATTTTGGTTCCACGTAATGTGGAACGGTTCATGCTTCGCAACCTGCTGACGGTTCCATGTTTCAACGAAACGATCGAGAACGTGCTCATCGATCGATCGAATCCCGTTCGAATGAGGAACGATCGCGGACGCAGGAACCTTGTTCGTCTTGAAACCCTCACCTTCAACGAGACGCTTGACGTTCGCTGGGATCGTAGTTTCCTTCAATGAGAAAAGGATCGCGAATTTTTCGTTGAATTCCATTGATTCAGCAAGAAGGTTCTTGACCTGATCAACCGTTTCTTCGATCACGGGAAACACGGGCATTTCAGAGTGCTCGTTCAACACCGAAAAATCGAATCGTTTATCGAATGATCTGGATTCATCGGTACGAATGTCGAAGATCGTCTCACGAGAGAGCGTGACGTCTTCTCGTTCCTTGATCCGATCTTGCACGGCCTTGAACAATTTCTTACGATCAATGTCGACACCAGCGGTCGTTCTTGATGCATCGCAGAAAGCATTCACTGCTCGTTCTTCCCAGTTGTAATCGATCATTCTGTGCTTGGAATAATCGTCAAGGATTGATCGTGCTTTTGTCTCATACCATTCATCGCTCAATTCGACCGCGTATTCTTTGCCTAAATCACCAAGTGCTTCATCATCATGAATGTGAAGAAGATCATCGCCTACTTGGGTTACCTCGGCAAGCGTCGCTTTCTTTGTGTCAACTCGTTTCTTTGAGTAGATCAAACGTAGTTCATCATCAGAAGGAAATTTCCGTAGCATCTCTTTTACGACCTTTTCTGGAAGTCGACGAGCGGCAATCAAGCGGACCTTCGATGATGCATCGGTCACGAACCTGCTCAAGAAACTTTCAGGCAGCAACGTTGCTGCAACAGCACGTACTTCAGGACGGGAATTCTTTGATAGCTTGACGAGCGTTGCAGTCTTGAACCCCGAACATGAACGACCCGTCAATTCAAGGACCTTCAGACGAAGGTTGATCGATTCCGCAAGTTCGACTAGACCCACGTTCGTGTCCATGATAGGACCCAGTGCGTTCTTGGTCTCAACCCTGAGACCCTCAGTGAGTTTTTCATCGTTCATTGCATCGCGAACGATGCTTCGCAATTGATCGAGCTTGATCTTCATGATCACTAATTATCATGTTCTCTATCGGCGTGTACGAATCTTGCATGATTCTTGCTTGTTGAAAGCCTGAATCGGTGTTCTTTTCCATCCGTACGTTCGATTACCGATTGCGAACATGCAACAGATCGAAATTCCCATGCTCACGATTGCGATGTACATCCCCGCTGGATCGGGGAAATGACGACCCAGGGTCGCAGCTGAAACGTTGCAACAAACGCTGATAAATGCAAGAATCCAATCGAATTTCTTCATAGACGTTTGAACCTATCGTTGAGAAGTTTCATTGAATGATTCCAGTGCAACAATTGATCGTTTAACAAAAAAGAGATCGAATAAACGGTACCTTTGTGTGAATACGGTCCTGTCGAACTTTCATGAAATGAAATCAATAATACAATTGAACCAAATGGAATCAATTTGTTTCTAAGTGAGTTGTCCCCCGAATCAGGATACACGGGGCCCAACACTCTGTAAAGTTTACCGGGAATCACCTATGTTTATATCATATGATTGGCGACATGAACACACGAACCCCGTCTACAAACTTAACATCGATTCAATCTTAGGATCACCATACTCAGCATGTGCCACATGACATACCATGTTGTTTCGAACTTGATACGAAATTTTCCCATGCGTATGCCCACACAACACAGTGAATGAATTCGTAGGATACGCATCAGCCGCTCGTTCCAACAATGTTGCCATCGTCGGAGATGTGAACCAAGGTGCTCCTTCGGGTTCACCCGTAGCCCCATTGTAAACGTGCGTCTCTTGCCATGGCGGCACGTGGGTGCAAACGATGATGGATCGATGCGTCTTCACAGCTTCCTTGATCGCGGAATGCATATGAGCAATCTCTCCACGAAGATGTTCTTGAGAAACGTCGATGATGTCTTGCATTCTGACATCCTTCATCGTCTTTGCGTACTGGATACGTTCCCTGTAATCACGAATTCTCATCCAGTCGTTCATGATGAGCCTACTTTTCGCTCCGGCCCCAGCTGTACCGTCGTACCAACCATTGGCTCCAACGACCGCTGTGACATTCGAAACTTCAACGTACTTCGTGCTTGGTAGGTAACGCAGGAATGTTGAAGACGCGGTCAACGCCATCATTTGCTTGTGTAGCGCATCGAACGACGTTTCCCACACGTCATGATTTCCCGTCACGAACAGAATGGGTATCTGAAGACCTTGTTCCAGCATCTTCAAGTGACGAGCAATGCTTGCACCATTCGAAATATCACCCGTAATGATTAAACCATCTGGTCCAGTTCGCTTGATTGATTCAATGAATTCATGAATTCCATGATCACCCGAACGAATGTGATCCATGTGGATATCGCTTAAAAATGCGTAATTTGGCACGATTGAATCGTACAACGATTCAGAACGTATGTTCATCCGTTCATTGGTAGAATTTAGATTTGCAATCGACGAAATCTAAAATGTCATGCCAGCTTTTGGCACGATTGAATCGTACGTCAACATTCTTTCGATTCCAAGGTTGATCAAAAAGTATCAACATCGTATCAGATGAATTATGTTCCGCGTAATCCTCTAAGTTCTCAACCTTATCATCGATGAAAACATCACATGAAACTGCGTACTTTGCGTGAGTGTGTACCTGTTCCTTGAATGGAAAACCGTGTTTGATCAACCATTGTGATCGTTCGTACATCCAGTTCCTAGCATTCGTCGGTGCGGTGACAGGCAGTACCTGATGATGACGTTTCAATGCTTGGATGCATTCCAGCGAATCCTTCAAAGGTTCTAAGTTCGATACGAATCCTGCATGTTCTATTGAATGTATCCAAGCATCGTGAAGATCATGACGATCAATTGATTTAAAGAAATCGTGATTCGTTAGTTGATCTTTCGTGTAAGGACGAAAATTACCCAAGTTAACAGGCAGGTTCACGAACCGCAGGAATTCTTCCGTAAAGTTAGCAATGACATCATCCACGTCACAATTGATTCTGAGTCGTCTCATTTTACAATCATATGAACTCATTTTTTAAAAGTTCAATTGCGGTGGTTTTAATCAAATGGTCAGTTTCCCAAATCGCGCATAGTTCCATGAAAGTTCTTGCCGTTTGCGTTTGATAATGCTTCAAACCGTACAACGCGCCTTCACGAACGATGATCGACTCGTGATTCAATACCATGAATCCCAAGACGGGCAAACCCGCGTCCAGCTTCGCCTTTCCCAAGCATTCGACTGCGAACGTCAGCTCCGAATTCTTCAGAGAACCCTCACGTACGAGAGCAAGTAAATCTTGTTGAGAATTCTTTTCAAGAATTTCGAACATTTTCTCGCAAGGTTCCTTGAAATCGTTCGTCAACGTTCGACCGTACATCGATAGCGTTTTTCTCCACTTTTCCATATTCACTCTTTTCTCAACACTTTGAATTCATTTTGATCAAGATACCTTGAAAAAGACTCATTGATGATTTTGATCTTGTGATTTCGTCTGTTTATTTCTAGAACGGAGAATTCAATTGCACTTGTATATTCTCCTCCACCCACCGGTTGATCATGAGGGAAATGATGCTTCCCTTGAGTTTTCTTTCCTATAATCAACCAAGAATACCAACCTTTGTGCCACCAAATAAGGTCACCAGCTACTAAAAGTTTACAATCAATCATCAAAAATCACCGTAATTGCATTGAAAACATGTCAAACCGAGAGATCTCCACAGCGCTACTAGGGAGTCCCGATCATCGATACAGAACTTGACATAGTATTTGTTCTTGATGTTAGCATCAAAAAGTTCTTTCTTGACGATTGAATCCTTCCTCATGTCGCCATCTCGGCGCATGTAAAGATTGTATTGATCCTTCAATTCTGGGAGGTTCTTATCAATGAACGACCTTGTTTGAATTTCGTATTTGTCGCTTCTCCCAGACATGAAGACGATCTTTGCAACCTTCACCTGTTCACGTATGATCGCTGCAACTGGTTCGTTCAATGAATCAAGTTCACACTTAGAAGCATCGTAAGGATTACGGTGTTCGATAAGTGCTAGCGTTCCATCGAGATCACAAATGACACATGGATACTTACTTGGATCTTGAATGATCGGTTCGATCTTTTCGTAGTAGGTGGAATTACCTTTCAATTTCTTGAAAGTTCCATCATGACCGACTCGTGCATCCTTCGCCATCCGTTCGATGACAATCCGAGGCACGACCGCTTTTGGATCTCGGTTTTCATTTTGAGAGTGAACTCGTTCCAGGGGAACTTCGAACACCTGCTCGATGACAAGCGTGTTGTCCCTGTTGCTGGCGATATCATGGATCGATTTTCTATCGGATGATTTCAAGTGCGTGTTATCCACCAACACATCGAATCCAGCATTCAACGCTTCACGAATCATTGCGTCACAGCATTTGGTGACCAACGATTCTTTTCGTGAATTTCCGACCTCGAACAACGTTCCAGTCAAAGCGACACGAACGTCATCACGATTCACTCGTTTCCATCGATTTGGATCTGAGCTCAGTAGGTTCTTTGCAAAGGTTGATTTACCAGACCCAGGAAGACCGATCGACATCCAAACGACGCGTACGTTTTCATCGTGTTTAGGAATCATGTTCGTGGTCGTCATATGATCAAAGTTTCGCCATCAGGATCGTGTGTCGTACCATTCTGGTACCAGCAAATAAACTTATCAACGTGATAAGGATCGTCATCATGTATGATCGTATCACGATCCTTATCACAAAACACTTAAGTTTGTTTCATTAGTGAAATTAATAATCACCTGTAATGCGATCAATGTTGACCTTCGATTTTTCAAAGAATCTATCGCAGAATTCATCGATCGAAACACCGGCAAGGATCAGAATTTCAAGAAGGAACTTTTGAGTGTCAACGAGTTCCTCAACGAAGTTCTGACGGTCAAACGATTCGACCAAAGTCTTCCTGTGGTTCTTTGAATTCTTCAACGTCACGAGTGCCTCGAAGAGCTCATGCATACAGTCGTGAGCGATATCTTTGATCAATTTTTGACCCGATTTCGATGACATATCAACAGGAAATGCTGGAAAGTTTCGTTCCTTTTGAAGGAGCTTCATGAACTTCGTTTGATCATCCCAAAGATCGTTCAGGCAATGAGTGATCACGTCATCATCGTCTTCTCGGGGATCATCACAGCAAATCATCCGATGACCGTACGTGACGCACCCGCAATTGACACACGTCTTTGGTGAATCAGTGCTGGTGAACGTTACTGAGTTGTGATGACACGCAGCACAATCGTCACCTGCATGTGGATTGAACCCCTGCAACCCACAAACGTGCGATCTTTTTTGTCGGTAGATTTCCTTGCAGGTTGAACAACCATCGGGATGTTTGTCAGTCTTTCGTGGTTCGTACATTGCTTTGTACTTGGGATGAACCTTGCATTTTAATACGGGTAGCATTAGAGTTCGTGTTTCCATTGAAATGTGTTACTTTGTTTCGACGTCGGTTTGTCGTAAACCGTCAACCTTGTCAAGGAGTTCCTTGATTTGTCGATCAAAGAGTTCAACTTGACCGTCTCCCAACACGTGTTCACCTGTCGAAGCATCCAGTCGTACCTTAATGAGACGAAGGTAATCAGCGACATCCGTTCCCGTTAGCATAGCCAGTTGCACGTACTGAACGACCTGTCGCCAGACCTCATCGGCAAGGCGGGCATCTCGTGGTTGCGTGTGATCGAATTCAATTGTTGCCATTTTCTTCCTTTAAAAGTTCTTTACAAGAACCTCAGTTGTTTTTCCTCTTGATGATCGCTTTGCGGCGATCACCCTAGTAACGTCTACCATAATAACGTTGAATCTCTCGTACAAATCACGAACTTTTTGACAATCGGAGTTCGACAGGATGAACTTGATCCCTCTGGAATCGAGGTCAACGCAAACATTACGAAGCTTTTCGTGGTCATCGAATCCGTTCAATGCGTAGCTAGTGAACCCCGCTGTCGCAGTCACGGGGACGTACGGAGGATCGAGGTACACGAAATCGTTCGGTTCAACCTTTTCAAGAGCACGTTCGAAGTCAAGCGAGCTGAATTCAACGTTCTTTGTTTGAAGCACGAATTCATCGAACATGCCAGCATGAATCGGCGGTAACGTTTTCTTTTTTCCCCAAGGCGAATTGTTGTAACCTTTTTTTGAATTGACCCTCCACATTCCTTGAAACGATGTGCGGTTCAGGAACAGGAATCTTCCCGCTCTTTCAAGACGAGAACGATTCAAAAAATCATTGTGTCGATCCCAAGAACGAATTTCGTAGTAGGAGCGCTCGCTGAATTCGAACGAATTGTACAGTGCAATCACGTCATCGGGATGTGATCTTGCTTGTTCGTAAAAATTGATCAATTCATGGTTGACATCATTAGCGAACGCTTTTTTATGAGGCTGGGTTAAAAGCATCGCTGCGCCGCCCAGAAACGGTTCATGGTAACGACCAACGTAATCTGGAACATGTGGCAGAATTTGAGAAAGTAATCTTCTTTTTCCACCGACCCACCTGATGATCGGTTCAATCATACCATTTAACGTTTTTCTGTAGTACCTTGAACTTCAACAAATCTTGAAAATCATCATCGCATTCCAGATAGAGCATGATCTCATTGTGAACGAATTCGACATCTTGAAGATTTTGAATTTGAGTCAATCCCGTAATCTGTGGAAAATTCACACTAGCGAGCGGTTGGTACTTGCTCATTAGGCACATGTTCTTGTACATGTTGTTCACGTTCGCTTGGAGTTCATCATCAGCTTCGTATGAATCCTTCGCCCTTGAACGCTTGTGTAAACCATTCAGAACGAACGTCATGTCGGGTTTCAACAAGAGGTTATGAAACAGGATCAACAGTGGTTTTGGTACACCTTCTAGTGAACCGTATATCAACGAACTCAATGACCATCGTCCCAGGACGATCACATCAACCTTCTTGAAAGGATATACGAATGTTTGCCAGTAGAGACGATTCAAGAAATGCAACGTTTGAAAGATAATGGGCCATTTTTTGGCTTTACCATTTACCAACATTTTATAGATGATCGTTCTTAGCAAACCTTTAAATGGGATTTCTTCGCTTAGAACGTTCAAACCCATTTTTCGTAATTTTTCAGTAAGGTTTTTAACCTGCGTCGATTTTCCGCTGCAATCGGGACCTTCAATGCAAAGAACCATCATGATTAATCATCATACCCTATAAAAATTAGGTGTTCATGCTTCGCATGCAGCACATTCATCCTTTGAGCGACTTGCCATGTCGCCCTTCAACGTCCCCGTTGCACGAAGGTAGTAAAGAGATTTCAATCCGCCTTCCCACGCTGCGATATGTACCTGATGAACGTACTTTGGATCAGCATTCGATGAAAAGAAAAGGTTCACAGATTGTCCTTGATCGACCCATCGTTGCCGCTGGCTTGCTTGTTTGATTATCGCGTATTGGTTGATCTCCATCGCGGTCAAAAATACTGATTTTTCTAAGGGGGACAAAAAATCTAAATGCTGAACGCTTCCGTCGTTCATAATCACGGATGACCAAACATCCCTATCGTTCTTTTCCTTCGCAATCAGGAGCTTTTCAAATGAAACATTCCTACGAATGAACGTTCCCTTTGCTGATTTCAACGAGTAAACGTTTGCTGAAATAGGCTCAATTCCTGCGCTCCATCCACCTGAAATCGTCGAGTTGGAAACGGTGGGGGCAATTGCAAGCAAGTGTGTATTTCGTCTTGAATGACCCTTACACCATTCGGGTTCACCAAGTTCATAAGCTAGTTTTTTCGTTTCGATCTCCGCGTTAGCTCGAATTGTTCGAAAGATTTGGGCATTCATTTGCATGGCTTCAAAGCTATCGAATGGAATCATCTCGTTCTGCAAAAGTGAATGCCATCCTAACACCCCAATTCCTATCGCGCGTCCCTTGATCGCAGATGCACGCGACGCTTCGAGACCGGGAAGGTTTTCTGACTTCTGAATGTATTCTTCCAACACGGCATCCAGGAATCTGACGGCAGTATTGACGACGTCGGTGTCCTTCCATTCGTGCCAACGAACAATGTTGAGCGATGATAGACAACAAACGAACGAATGATCAGGATCAGTGTGTAGCATCACCTCCGTACAAATGTTTGACGTTTTTACGGATAGGTTGTTGGCCGTGTAGCAATCGGGGTTGCTGTTGTTCACGTTGTCGGTAAAAAACATGTAGGGTTCGCCAGTTTCAACTCGAGTTCGTAGTATTTCTGACCACATTTCACGTTTCTTTTTATCGCCCCCGATGAGACTGTGCATCCACGCGTCTGAAATGCAAATACCTTGATTGATGTTCAAGCATCGTCTGTTAACATCGCCCGTTGGACGTCGAATGTTCATGAATTCATCTATGTCAAGATGTTCAATTGGAAGGTATATTGCGCTTGCTCCCCTACGAGTCGACCCTTGATTGACGGAGACGGTGGTTGTATCGTACACTTTCGCCCACGGAATCACGCCTTCCGACGATCCGTTACCATTGATTGACGTTCCTCTCCCCCTGACGTCACCCAAGTAGATTCCTACACCCGCACCATTCTTGCTTAGCATTGCAAGTTCATGGTTCTTTTGAAAGATCGATGTTACGCTGTCGCCGACGTGGATTGAGTTGCATGAAATCGGCAGACCGCGATTTGTTCCTAAATTCGACGCAATAGGACTTGAGACGCAAAGCCAATTTTTCCAAATTGCTTCAAAAAATTTTTTAAACCAAAAATCTTTTTCTTTATAGAAAGAACTACCAGCTTTCGCAATGCGCACGTACATCTCACGAGGTGTTTCTCCTGGCAAAAGATAACCGCCCTGAAGAGTTTTATATCCTTCTTCTAACATCCAAAGTGGTGCCTCATTACGTTTTTTTAATTCGTTTAAATCATCCATTGTAAACCTCAAAATAATAATTGTGGTGTAAACTTTGTCGTCTAATTGCTCGTGAAACACCATGTCGATTCAAAAAAGTTAGGATTCGTAATAACTCATCCATGTTTTCAAAAATTTGTAAAATTTTTCTTTGTGAAGATTTTTGAACGATAGAAAATTTCTTCTTGTTCCAAGATTCAATGCCCGAACGATTTCGAGAAATTAATGTTCTTGTTTCAAGACTGTGTTTTTTACCAAAAAAGTTGTTCAAAAAACCGTAGCGTTTGATTCGTGTTTTTGCATCAAGTTTATGACATTTCAATTTCATTCCTTGACGATGAGGTAATTGATAATGTTTACCCCGATTCCAGGGAATCTTTCCTAAACGAGAATCTGACATTCTTTTTTTTGTTTCTTTACAAAATTTAAATTGGCCCCCGCCCGTCGTCAAATTCAATCCCTTTTCTGATTCAAATGTTTGATAAAAAGCGATATAGTATTGTTCTCTGTCGTTTAATGTAGTTAAATCAAAAATTTCATCCTGAATTATTGTGAACAAAGGAAACAAATTATCGCATTCAGATTTTTTTTTTCTTAAAAAATTGATAACTTTCGTTTTGCCACCGTTACGAATAGAGGATTCATAAGCACGAATACGTTGTTCAAGAGTTCGCTTAGTTTGACCAACATAGACAATTTGTTCTTGAATTTTAATACCGTAGATTAACATCAATCATCCCACACATTTGAGAAATCAATCGTTCCCTTGCTGTATGAATCAACGCGAGATGCAAAAAAGTCTGAATGGGAAACGCCAGCACTGAGAACATCGAACCACGACATGCGGTCAAGTGCCTCCTTGTCAATTCGTTTCCATAACTTTTTTAGGCCGAGATCGTTTAACTTCGTGTTCGTACGAAAACGGATGAAATTTTTCATATCGCTTGCATTGATACCTTCAACGTCACCGAACTCGAACGCTTTGTCAATGAAATTATCTTCGAGTTCAACAGTTAAACGTGCCGCATCGTACAATTCTTCTTTCAATTCGTCCGTCATTAGATCGGGATTTTCAGACACGAGCGTGTTAAACAACCAAATTCCGGCCTCGGAATGTAAACTTTCATCCTTGATAGAAAATGCGATGATTTGACCCACACCCTTCATTTTATTGAAACGTGAAAAATTCAACAGGATTGCAAAACTTGAAAAAAGCGAGACTCCTTCGTTGAAAGCTGAAAATATCGCGAGACTTTTTGCAATGTCTACCTTCGATTTTCCTTTGACGTTGATCAATCGATCAATTTTCGCTTTTGCGGTCGGTTCATGCAAAAATGCATCAAAATCTTCCAATCCAAGTGATTGGTTCAAATATGCATAGGAAACAGCGTGGACTGATTCCATGTTCGCAAAACATGCAGACATCATTTGGATCTCGGGGTGTTTAAACCAGCGTAGTACTTTCGCTGCCCAGTAATCTTGAATGAATACTTCGCTTTGTACGAAACCTTTTAGAACATGTCCAACAACGTTACGTTCCGTGTCGTTTAAGATCATTTTGAAATCATTGATATCACTGGCCATTGAAATTTCTTTATGAATCCAGTGTGAACTTTGTTGTTTTTCCCAAAATTCATACGCTTTTTCATAAACAAAGGGTGCGTATGTTTGACGTGCAATAGTGATGCTCATGAGTCTAATACCTATGTCCAAAAGGTAACGAATTCAATCATTTTGTGAACAATGAAGCCGTTACACTTGAACTATTACCCTTGATCTTTTTTCACAAGATTCGAGTTTTTAAGTTCATTCCAGCGTGATTTCAAATGATCTTTCATCTTTTCTTTATCATCACCAATGAACTCTTGCATGTCGGATGGACCGGAGGTGATGGTGAACTGGCTACGAGCGGTGTTGATGTTGATGGGATACAAGATTCCATCCTTGCCAGCTCGATTCTTTGCAATGTACAAGCGGCCCTGACCGTTCGCTTTCTCGTAAGACTTTCTGGAGATTGACACGATGAAATCAGCGACCATCGCCTTACCGTATGCTTCTGACATGTTTGACATGTCAACGACATCGCTGTTAGCACCGTCCTTGTTCGACTGACTCGCGGTCCAAACAACGACGTTCATCTCCATCGCGAATGCTCTTAGCTCTTCGTATGCAAGTTTCAATTCATGTCTTAGGGAATCGAACTTACGTGTTGAACGCATGATGTCAGCGTAATCGATGATCACCATCGCCGGTCGAATGTTCTTTTGGATCACCAACCTTTCGAGGTGGCTCTTTAACGTGTAGATTGTGGGCATGTTCGGCGGATACGATTTGATCACTAGCTTGCCAAGCGTCGTATCCTTCAACCTCGATGTCACCTTTTCCTTGTTGTCAATGATCTCGTTCGAATCGATGTCACAGAGGTACGAATCGTAACGAGTACCGACAGCGGTCTCAGAAAGTTCGAGAGTGTAGTGGACAACATCGAAGCCTTGCTTCAGTGCGTTCGCACCCAATGCGACCAACAAATGTGACTTACCCACGCCAGTATTGGCAAGCACAACATTGAGTTCACCCTTTCCAGCCCCACCCTGGAGGATCTCCTTCTTGTCAAGCTCTGAGAGACCCGTGGGTATCACTTCACGCTTGGTTGTAATGAACCTTGCTTCAACGTCCTCGAAAAAATCATGACCGACGCTCGGTGCCGTACCAACCATCACAGCCTTCTTGATGATCTCAACGATCTGTTCGTAGTTACCGTCGTTCGATGCGATGCAATCGACCGCCTGCCCCATCGCGAACTTCAGAGCTTGTTTTCTGCAAAAATCAAGGCTTTTTTCCTTGATGAACTCGATGTCACCAGGGTTGGGATTGGCTTTCATCTTGACGAGGTAGGAAACGACCTGTTCCTTCAACATCAAATCGCTGCCTTTCTTGAGTTCATCACCAATGATCGTCACAAGCATTTGAATGCTGGGAAATGACTTGTACTTCTTCCAGAACTCGAAATACCTCGATGCCAAAAATTGCAGGTATTTTTGATCAAAATAAGCAGGATCGAACACTTCGAGAATCTGCTCAGCCCAGACCTTGTCAACCATGAGAGCCTGAACGCAACCCTCTTGAAAAGCCTTACCGTATTGTCCTAGTGAGTTGGTAGTATCTGTCATTTTCTTAAGATTTTCCACTGAAATTCGACATCATTGGTCATCAATTGCATGTCATTTACCTTGAGAATTTTCGGTAATGGTCCAAGACAATCTTTTCCCGAATTGAGAATGATCATTTGTTTAGAGTTTATTCCGACTACAAGTACGAGCCGTCCAGTTGTGTTGGGGGAAATTCCGACCAAACAATCGTTCGGTCGAAGTTCATTGAACTTCATTTCGTCCTTTGAATACCGTTGAATCCATAAAGCAACTCGTTCACATTGATGTCGTTCAAGCCCTCGTTGATGAGGAGCTTGGCGAGTGACATCTTATCCACCTTCGGCGTCCAGGTTTCAATCACTCGATCAATTCTTTCGGCTTGATTCGGTGCGATCATGTTACCGTTCAGGAACACGAGTTGCCAGTTTCGACGTGCATCGTTCTCGAAGTCAAGAACCCTTTTGAAGTTCTTGTTTTCAGCGATATGCGTTCTGCAATAGTTGAAGATGTCATCAAGAGACACGTCCTGTTCGAGCCCCAGCAACGGAAAATGCTTGATAAGCGTCTTGAATCCCATTCTCTCAAGACCGGGAACGTTATCACCTTCATCACCGCACAACGCCTTAGCGACGGCAAAGTTATTTGCTGAGATCCTGAATTGCTTAATGACCTCTGATTTATCGATCGTACGTTTCGTGTAAAGGTTGTAGATCTTCGTGTTGTCGTTCAAGAGTTGGTAAAAATCCTTGTCACTTGAAACGATGATCTTGTTCTCGTTCTTTAGATGCCTTTCGCAAAGGTACGCGATGAGATCATCAGCTTCAGCATTCTCAGCGTAAAGTTGACAAACCGGAAAGTACTTTAGAGCCTGTAACAACAGGAACGTTTGCTTTTGGATGTTATCATCAGTCGTTGGGATGTCATCTTCGTAGAAACGATTCAATTTTTGAGGCTTACGCTTCAGCTTGTATTCGGGGAAGAGTTGACGTCGTCTTGAGCTCCCGCCACCTTCCCAAGCCATGTAGACGCTTTTCGCACCCGTCTCACCGATGATTCGTTTCAGAGACTTGAGAGTTCCAATGAATCCTCCCATTGGATCACCATTTGAACTGATCTGAGGATAGGCGGCAATGTTTCTTAAGAAGATATTTGCGACATCTACCAAAAGTACGGGTCGAGTTGTATTCATGAGGTGAACCAATTTTGATGAACGGGATGCAATGATGCACACGGAACCCATCTCACGCTACCTTTACACAAGGTGATGTAACCAAATGTTTTATGTTGATTTGTGGCGGATCCCAGCAAAATATGTAACGACCGTGAAGGAATTGAAAATCCAAAATTCCCCATTACAGTTTCAATCTTCCCATCACCCCTGTCGATGAAATTCCATGCATACTTCATTTCATACATGTTGTACGCAAGACGGTTCATTTTTTTATTGAAGTAAATCACTGACCCGTCGATCCAAATCCACCAGATCCTCTCAACGAATCGTTCAATTCAGGTACTTCCGTGAAAATTGCACGTGTGACGGGTGCGATCACCATTTGAGCGATGCGTTCTCCGGCATCGAATTCCAATTGCGTGTCGCTTGTGTTGTGTAGGATCACGCACATTTCGCCGCGAAAATCTTCATCGACCGTGCCAGGGCTGTTCTGAACCACGACACCGTGCTTCAATGCAAGTCCCGATCTCGATCTGACCTGAGCTTCGTGATTTGGGGGGAGCTCGATTGCGAATCCCAATTTCACCAACAACGTTGAATGTGCGGGTAACCTAAAATCGTACGGCGTCGATAGATCGCAACCCGCTGATCCTGGTGTCGAGTACGTTGGAATCGTTGCGTTCTCGTTCAATCGCTTGAACTTAATGTTGACAGGCAATTTTACTTCGTATGTTGGATACAAGAGTTGCATCGAATAAGGCCCATTGGGATCACTTTCAAGTGGCCAAGTTACTGAATTCTTCACGGTGGTGTCTTGAATGTGCTTGTGAATGACGTCAATTTGTTCATCAATTTTATGGAATGACGGAGGTTCTTGTAGAACTTCAATTGCAGTTCTGTTACCTGTGAATAGTTCACTGAATTTCTTTTTCATTTCTTACATTCTTTCCAATTGGTACAAACATTCTTCCACATAGCACAAGCTGGCCCGCCCATCGGGTCGACCGTGCGTCTCAATTGCCCGTATCGCCCACAATCTTCGCATCGACCGACCATCGATGCTCGATCACGTTCGAGGATGTAACCAAAAGGCCACAGTAGGTAGTCCCAGATTTTCTTAAACATCGTTCTCATCACATTTTCCACCAATACAGAAATCGTAATCAGGATGACCTCTTTTACCACGAGGGTTAGTTTTATGCCATTCACAAATGTTGCTAGTATCTTTATAGATGTTTTTAAAATCGGTCCAGATAATCTGTACGAATCTCATCATGCAGATGGTGAGTGCAACAATCATTACCAATAATAAACTCGCACCCATGTACAATGATTTCAGTAATAGTGCGGCAATACCAGATACAAACATGCTACAACCTGACAAGATGAACGTCTTATCGTGCATTAATTTACACATCGTTCTCATCTTCTGAAGAAACGGGTGAAGAACCATCGAGCTTTGTTACGAGCACTTCATCGATCATTTCAAGCACGTGTTCACGGTATTCGGGATCATTCAATACCTTTTCAGCAAACGCTGCTTTGTAGAACTTGATGTCCTTGATCACAGTTCCCGACGCATCCACTACCTTGAACGTCTTCCATGCCCCACCCCCGTCAATGGAGTACTTCGTTCCATTCCTTTCGACGTGACCCCCAGATGCCTTCGTGGCATCGAATAAGGTATCATACAACGCTTCGTTCTCGTTCAAACCACGACCGAACAGGATTTCCAGAGACATCTTCTTGAAAGGCGGGCCGACCTTGTTCTTCTTGATCGTAATGTTGACCTTGCTTCCAACGACGTTGTTCGAAGCATCCTTGAGTGGGGTACCACCAGTCAGTGCAATTCGAACCGAAGCAGCGAACGGAATCGCCTTCCCACCCGGCACGGTCGTCGGATCGTTGTACGGACCAGCGTTGATGTTCGTACGAGTTTGATTGAGGCACAGGAAGATGACGTTGTTTCGACCGATCACACCGGTGATCTTTCGCATTCCCTTTGAGATCACACGAGCCTGCAAACCCATTGTTTGTTGTTCGTACGTTCCTTCGAGTTCCATTTTTGGAGATGTTTGAGCAACGGAGTCCCAAACGATGAGGATGGGAACGTCCTTGATCATCTCCTTCGCTTTCATGATCGTAGATTCAGCGATCTGGAATACCTCCTCAGTTTCGTGAGTGTCGATATATACGAAGCGTTTACTGACATCGATACCCATGGCACCCAGTTTCTCTACCGGGACTGCGTTTTCGGTGTCGATGTAGACAACGACACCACCTCGTTCTTGGACTGACCTGGCGATAGCAAAGGCCAAATGAGATTTTCCCGTCGAAGGTTCTCCATAAATTTCTATCACTCTGCCTTCGGGGATGCCACCATTTTTACGATTAGCAATGGCGTAATCAAGCAGTATTGACCGAGTAGAAATCCACCTCTTAACGTGAGTCGGTGAGTCAGTGGTCGCAAGGTTGTATGCAACCTTCGTCTGAAATTCCTTGTTCAGTGATTTAATGAGCTCTTCGCTAAAATCAAGTCCTTCAACGTCTGAAGGGAGTTCTGACTCTTCTTTTCTTTTTGCCATTCCTTGAATTCCTTATCTGTGATTCTAACCAATTGCTTGTTGTTTGTTTTAAACCAAGCATTCTGTTGAAGATCTCGTTTAAACGTTCCTTCAATCAGTACATCTCTTGGGTTTTTGAACAATCGAATTTCTTCAATCGGTCTGTCTAATCCATGCCAATAAATGCCATCGAATTGAACGTACATGTCAATGTCCTTGATGTAAAAATCTATCGCCCAACCATTCATTATCACCTGTCGATCAATATTTTGAAACTCTTCAACAAGAATCGTAAAAAACGTGTCTTCGATCTTTGATCTTTCATACGATCCATTCAATTTACGAGTTTGATGTTCTCGAGTTTTTGCAAGTTTCCAATCGTACTTTGATTTGATTTCGGGGCTATGCATCGGTGATTCAACGCCATGGTTTTTCATCAATGTTTCACGACATTTAAGTTTAATCGAACTTGAAGCGAAAGGATTTTCAGCACCGTATCGTTTGATACAAGTTTGTTTTGCTTTGTTTCTAGATTTTTCAGAAATAGATGCTTGTATACCGCGTTCATGTACATCATGAAGCTTAAAAACGTTATCAACTCCAAAACGCTCTAAGCAAGTTTTCTTGCCTTTTTGTTTAACGTTATCATTTTGTGAGGATACTTCACAACCATACAATTTCATGTTCGTAGCACGACGATTTACATTAGCACGATTCCTGCAACAATGACCATCAAATACGTACTTGGGATTTGAGTCAAATTCTCCGAAATCTTTATCAATGAATTTTGCCGGAGACGTTACGAACGTATACGATTCATCAATCATCGTAATTGTGTCACCATGAATATCACGAATTCGTCGTTTAACTTCTTCTAGTGATACTCGTTTCGTCATTAGTCATTCGTTTGTCGTTTGCAGTATTTGTTGCTCGATCAATTCTTCAACGAGTTTCATTACTTCTTGAAGGGATTACGACGAACAAAAAATTCTTCAGCGGCCTTCATGATATGACCTGAAACCATGTGAAAATGTTTGTTGTTTAACGCGTCGTTGTTCTTTTTCAAATCATTGATATCTGGGCCAGCATTCGCTTTGAAGCGGTAAGCCTGATTAAGCTCGGGGAGATCATGAGATTTTACGCCACCCGTTAACGTGACGCTTCTCATCTTTTTAAGTGGAATATGTTCAACATCGTCTCGTTCGTAATACTTTGAAAACATCTTGGTTGCATCATTTGAAACAAGATCTCGATCAGGCATCAGCCCCATTTGCCCCGTTAGTTTCATAGCAACATCCCAAATGAACGGACCCCACCCCTTTATCGCCGCCATCCACAATGCTTCGTAATGTTCACCATTCAACTCAGCATACAAAACACCAATGATATGTTTTTGCATCATGTCTATGACTAATCATGTCTATGACTAGAGGTCGATTTTTGTCCACTAAGGAAGATGAACCGTTTGACATTTGAATCGCTTTTTCTATGTCGTCATCAACACCCTTCGTGTTGTACAAAATTACGTGTATTTTCTTAGGTGAAGAAAATGAATACAATGCAAGATTTTGTTGAACTGCGTTACCAGAATCAAAAGCCGCCTCTTGAATCAATGAACGAATAAATTTTCGTAACACATTCATCATATTATTTTGAAACGTAAACTGCGATAATTTTCTTGTTGAACGTGTGTTCCTTGAACATGTGTTCTTCGTAACAATACCACGTGCAGGTGTATCTGATGGATTCACCTTTTTGTGATGATTTTTCATCGACGACCATCACGGGCCCGCCACCCTTCAATTTTACCAGATCACCGATTTTCATTTGAAATTCCCACGTTGTTCAAGCATCCCATTTCACGGTCAAGTTCAGCTTGCAGGAACTTGATTCTAGCTCTCCTGACCTCGTCAATCTTGTGATTAGGAAGGAATCCGACAGATACGAGGTATTCATGAACTTCAGGTTCGTTACAAGCGTACTTATGAAGCAAAACAATCGCCCTGTAACGTTCGCTGTCGTTCTTGTTAACTCGTTTGCATGTTTCAGAACGTTCATCTGGAACGAGATGCAATGTGGGAGGATCCTGCAAAACTTCCACCGCGGTTCGTTCACCAACGTTCAAATTGATCCAATGCATGCTGTCGGATTCCGTTCCCATCATTCTCAGCTTTCCATCAGATCTTTGAACGCTGCGTCAAGATCATCCGTCGCTGGGGAATCCTCATCATCAACGACAACGGGTTCCTTCTTCGCCGCCTTCGCTACAGCAACCGGCTTCTCAACCTTCTTCGCAGCGGATTTCTTTTCTTCCTTCACTTCAGCGACGAGATCATCGAGCTCATCGAGTGAACTCTTTGATTCAACGGCCTCCTTGACGGTTCCGACTGAAGGTGTTGCCGCAGCCTGTCCTGCCGTTCCAAGCCATGCATCCAGATCCTTCGAAATGAGGTCATAATCCTTCACCTGCCAAACCTTAGATAGGTCTGGAATTGAAGCAAGGATCGTCTTGACCTTTTCCGGATCGGAATTCAAAGGACATCGACCGTCCAACGCTGCAAGTTCGATGCTAACGTCAAGGAATTCCTTGTTCTTCACTTGGGTGACCTTCACATCGAGGTTGAACCCATTAAAGGGATCGAAGTAATCACCAACCTTCTCGTTCATGAAGTACCCGAGTAGCTTCTGGTAGATTCCAGATCCGAACGAGTAAACCAACACCTTTTCGGGGTCAGCATCATGACCCTCGAGAACTACGATCGGAGCATAGGAACGCATCTTCGGAAAGAGCTTCTTTGCTTGTTCCTTGTCACGAGGCGTGCCGCTTGAAAACAACTTCATGCGAAGTTCCTTGATCGGATCAGGATTACCGAATTGATCGGGAGCAAGAAGGGCGGAACGACCAATTCCATAATAAAACCAGCGTTCTTCAAAAACTTCCCCCTCTTTGCAAACCCCGTCGGGCCAATGCATGCATCGAATCTTGTACTCACCAACAGCCGGTTTCCAAAACTGAATGTTCGAACTATTCTCTCGTTTGTTGTCACCATTCAGTTGAGCGATCTTCGCCTTAATTGCCGCTAGATTAATTCCCATTTTCTTCTTCCTTGCCTTTTCTTAAAAGTGACCAAAATTTTTCATTCTTGTAGTCGTCACCAATTATACGTACAAGATTCATTCCTCGTTCATTGAACCAAATTTTTTGCTTGATATCAATCAACATTTTATAGTGTATCGTTCGATCTTGCTTTGTCTTGAACTCAGCAACCTCGATCAAATCTCTTAATTTCCCATTTACATCGTATCCATGCCAGTAACTGTCGTATTGAAAATACGTATCAATTGATTCAACGTAGAAATCAATTGACCAAACTTTATTCATCACAATTTGACGTTTAACATTGTCATTTCCAAAAATTTTACAAAGTTTTGAATGAACCTCATCTTCAATTCTTGATTTTCCGTAGGTTCCGTTTGTCTTCATGTTTTCATGACGACGTTGTGAAGCTAAATCATAATCGATTTTTGCTTGAATTTTTGCACTTTGCATCGGCCAGTCAACACCAAGATTTTCATTGTTAGTTTTCTTTGATTTTTCAAGAAATTCGGGGCAACCCATGAATCGATCCACGCCGAATAGCTCCTGATTCGTCATCATGATCTTTTCTTGAACTTGAATCGATTTAAACGGATGATCAACGCCGTATCGTTCAATCGAAGTCTTCTTCACTTTTCAAGATGATCGGGTAATTGTGAAACGTTTTTAACACCTTTTCGTTCAAGATAATTTCTTAGAGGTGCAAAATGATCTTTCGTCGCATTGATTAATTCACGCTGAACCGTTCCTGCCGAAAGTGGCGATTTAGCTCCGTGGTTTTTAATACATGATCGTTCAATTGAGGCTCTTAGTTTTCCACCATTCTTGAATTCCTTTAAAAAACATTCACGTTTACAAAATGAAGTTTCTTATGACGATAAGAATACCTTTCACACTCATGTACAGTACCACAATCATCATTGTCACACACGAGAATCAACACATGTTTTTTCTCTCGTTTGATGATTTCTTTAACCGACATTACCTTCAAATCGTATTAACAGATCGAGCACATGTTTCATGTTAATCGGCGGTTGGCTCAATTGCTTGAAACGTTTTTTTCTCCTCGGGTGACATCATTCCAGCCGTCATCTTGTACCAAGGAGAGTTCGGTGCGTCTTTCTTGATCGCATTTACGATCTCATTTTCAATGTCGGGATTGATTGTAGATTCGCGTCCTTCGTCATTCAACGGGGCATTCAAAGCGTCTGAAATTGTATCATGACCATCATCAACTTCATCGTAAACTTTGAAATTCGTTTTCTTCGTTGACTTCCCGTCGAAAGTCTTGTCAACGAATAGAATCGGTAACTCAACAATGATCTTTCTTCCATTCGAACGATCCACGACAAGGTAAAGGACGGATGATTTACTATGATCTCGCCAGTGCGAATCTTTATGAGCCATTGAAATGCACCATTTCGTACCTGACCCATACATAATGCACGCTTGCCGCGTATCGATCCTGTACACTGAAAAATTACCGATCGTGGTGATCAATGGTGCACCCCGTTGCTTCGTCTTTTGCTTGATTGAATTCTTTGTAGGTGAGATTTTCAATGCTTCTTTTCGAAGATCTTCAATATCTTTATACGAATTGATATCCTTACTTGAAAATGCATCTGGACGATCATGAAATGCTTTTGTCAACATGTACAATTGATGTTCGGAAGATTTGTTTCCGAACATCTGTTTCGCCATCCAACGCAGATACTTGTTCTTTCCGGAGGGGTCATTTTTTGAAAGTCTGTCGATGATATCGATTGAAGCCATTTCATCTTCGTACTTTTTTTTCACATCGTCAACGATGCCCTCAACAACCAACAAACGAATGCATTCACGTAGCAACATAGTAGAACTTTCTAATAACTTTTCTCGTTCCACCGTAATCGTACAACACGACACGCCCGTCACGAGTCTTACCAAAATGGTCGGAATCGAATTCACCTGGATGCAAATCTTCACGATCAACGAGATCACGAATTCCTTCGATGAATTCTGAAAATGCTTCAACATCTTGAGGCTCGTAATCCATCAATTCGTCGATTCCCTCGTCGTACTTTGTGATTCGTTTGATCAAAATTTCGATGTCAACTAATGATCTAGAAATCATTCCCTTTTCAGGCGGTTCGCTAATTTTTAGTGCTCTCGCCATTTGTGTATCACCATCGAATTGATGAACTAAATCAGAAATGATCCATTTGAAAATAGGATCAGAATCGTACACCTTGACAACGACGTTCTTCAAACGAGGATTCTTGCTTACTTCGACCTCGGCTTGATTTTGAGCCATTCCAGCCCCCGCATCACCTGATATCGTGTGACTTTTCATCTTCGCAATTTTCAACACCTTGATCGAGCTCAACAAGTAAACGTTTCTTGAGCTTCCCCATCCAAGAACCTTTAAACGTGAATCTGCGTAGTCATTACATTCTTGCAACGTCGAAAGATTCTTGAACTCGTTCATTTTGAACTTCAACGTCTTTTTATCACCCGAATCGCTTCTGATTCGTTCGCTTAGGATGCGACGAATCAACCAACGTACATCGTTCAACGTTGACATTACTTCTTCGGCTTTCTCTTCTTTTTGACGGACGGGATTCCCATCTGCCCGGAATAACCTGCAATGCTTCCGCCGCCGCAGGAAGAGAATTCATCAAGGGCATGATCATCTTTACGATCATCGATCTTGCGGTCAATCGTATCATCGTCCTCGGCCGCATCCTTCGGACTCATCAATTGCGTCGGAATCCGTGGATCCGTTTGACCTTCGACTAGAGCACGAACGAACCTACGAAGCAACGTTTTGTTCATGAACTAAATATGTTCACAGAACAACGTTGATTATTTTTTACCACGCGTCGTCTTTTGAACCTTCAAGCAACCATATTCCCAGAAGGAAAAGTATTGTAAACACGCCAAGAATAGAACCAAAGATCTTCAACCCCTCAAGGAGGTTCGCAACTGACCAGAATTCAGTGATCACTTGTCCTCCACGACCTTGATTCTTACACGTGGCATGTAACGGGGCGCATCTACGCAAAATTCAACCTCAACGACCGTGCAATGCTTGTGCATCTTCTTGTTGTTCACGAAGATCTTGTAACCCACTCGTGGCACATGTTCAAGCTTGTTGTTGACGTTCCAGTAGTTGCTCCAGTTACCTACGCACCAAATCTCAGTAAGAATATGGTGTTTCCGAGGGCTGGTTCGTGCAATGATGACGATCATTGCAATGAACATGATCACCAACGCGACATTTGCAATCACTTCGAATTCCTTTCAACGATTCGAAACACATGTTGCAACGGAAACTTTTGAACCTCACCATCATCGAGAAGAACGCAAAAAAGATCACCTTTTTGATACGTGTTCACCACGAATTCATGAATGATAGGTTGCGACTGCGTATAAAGATGAATCGTTACTGTCACTTCTCGTTCTCCTTTTCTTGAAGCATTGACAAATAATCAGCGGTATGAACTATCGTCGCCAGCAACGGTTCCTTCGTCTTGTAAGGTTTATTTTCATCGGTATACTGCCCATCGGCGCACCTTAAAGAACAGTATTCAGAATGTGAAAGAACCAAACCAAATTTTTGACATAGCCATAATGTACGATCAGGTGATGCTAAAAACGGGATCTTATCATTGATCTTATAAAGCTCACCTAGCTTTTCTTTGTGCCACTCACTCTCATTGGGAAGATAGTAAGGAATCAATGTTCCGTCATCGTTAACGTGACAAGTCTTACCAAGATCATGAAATAAGCACCCGATGATTAGACTTTCATCAGGAACATCATAATTGAATGTCTTTTTTAGTTTTAATGCGTTGCGAAGCACTCTCAAACTATGATCACATAATCCTCCGACGCAACACATGTGATAGTGTTTTCTGCTTGAAGCAGGTGCGGTTGCAAGCACTTCACTGATCGTTTCAACGAGTTTCTTTGCAACCTCACTTCGATCACCAAGCTTGTCCAGGAACGAGCAGTACATGTTCCAGTTCTTTTCAATCTGTTCGGGCGTCAATTCACTCATACGAATTAAACCCTACACAATGTCGTTCAAAAGTTCATATTTATGGACGTGATGAAAAACGACCACTTGCTTAAAAATTTCATCAGAAGTACTTTGATCGAAGCTGCGGTATCAATCGATCAAGCAAGTGGTCGTCTATTGGCGTTGAACGTTCTTGATCATGAGAAACAAACGACGTACGTGTTGTACGACCCATCGTTGATCATTTCGTACGATGAAAATGATCTGTCATCGCTGCTTGATAAATCAATCGTAGCAACAATTTCCGTCAGAGATCCTAAAAAAGGTAACGCTTGGGGAGCTCGTGAGGTCATTGCATCCGCCGCACAAAAGGGATTTGGTCCGCTCATTTACGACATTGCAATGTCATGGGAGGGCGGACTCATACCTGATCGATTCAAGGTCAGCAGTCAAGCAAAGAACGTCTGGAAAATTTACTTTCAACGACCCGACATTGAAAAGAAAAAACTTGACAATGTCGATGACCCAGATACACCACCTGATGTTGATGATGCGATCGTTCATGAAAAACAAGCAAATCCTCAACTAGATTACGCATACTTCATGCGTAACGATCTTTCAACCAACAAGCTTGTTCAAAACCATTCTTTGTTTGAGTCTGAGCTTCTGAAAAGAGGAATGCAATTCATGAAAATTCAACGTATGTTCGATGATGCATCCGCGAATTTCTTTGATAAAAAATTCTTTACTTAGTACTCTGTGATTTTCACGGGATACTTGTTTCCCGCAATCTCAAAGCTTCTCAACGATTTCACGAACTCGTTCTCTGACGGGTGACAATCGACGAGCATCGCATCCACGATCAGATACAATGGCTTGATACGTTTTCCTTCGAATGACTTGATCATCTGATCGAATCCCAGCATCGCAACGTCGGCACCCGATGATTGGCTCCACGAATTCACGAACATCCTGTCGATCGGTACCTCGATCTCAACGAGACGTCCGAACTTGTTCGTGATGTGACCTTTTTCGTAGAACTCAGACTTTACGCGTTTCAGCAAGTTCTTGGTTTCAAAGTGATCCGTGATCACCGTCATGAACGTATCGATCGTCTCCATCGGAACATTGAGCAATTTCTGCAATGTATTCTTGCCCATTCCGTACAATTGAGCGATCACTGCTTGTTTGATCACGTTCTGCTCGCCCCGACCACCGAACAATTGTTCGTTCAGCTCACCGTATAAGTTGACGCTATTCGATGTCTTGCCTGCTTCGTGCAACATGACACGAGGTTCGAGACTTGCAAAATCGAGCTCGATTATCTTGCCACCCTCGAACCTCGATTCGAGCAGCGATTTACGATGTTCCTTCTTCAGGGTGAGTATCAGAGGACCTGATTCGACGGTCAACCGACCCGTTCTTGTTCCGAAACGATTGTAACGAATGTCGTTCGCGTATCCCGCGGCGATGGGTTTGAACGTCTTGTTCGCACCAACGTTGCCGTCACCCGACGTTATCAAGCGTTCGTACTCCGCAACGTTCAACTTCGCCTTTTTCAAGGCACCGAGCACACGATTGCCTGCAAGCCAGATGTTCTGGTGGTAATCAATGATCGATGGTTTTTCGTTGCTCTGAGACGGTCTGGAAGAATTCTGCAGGATTGATTTTAGGATACTTGATGCATCGTCAATGATTCTTCTCGAGAACTTCTCGTGTATTGCACGTGGCATGCACCAACGCCAGGGTGGCGTTTCTCCCGGAAGTACGAACGAACTTATCGCCCTAGCAAATGCCTCGGGCGGTGTCAAGTCGATCGTCGATCCGTTCAAACGAGCAATTGAGTCAAAGCATTTATCGATCAACTTCAACGAGCCGTTGAGGTACCAAGAATCATCGGGTACGTTGACAGACCACGAGTAGTTACCATCGCGGATGAGAAAATGCCTTGACGTTCCAAGAACGTTCTTGTCAATGCAAAGTGTAATGTTCAATAGGGTCAAGACCTAGTTGGTCCCTTAACGACGGTAGGGATGCGATGATTGTTTCACGACCGAACGGATGAACGCATGAAACGCCATCTTTCCATCTTTGGACGGTTGGCTTCGAAATTTGTAGGAACACTGCGATCTCGACGTCGGCAATATCCTTCGTCAGGGAAGAGAATCTGATACGAAATTCGTTCTCCGACATGAAGTACTTCATGTTAATTTCAACGCCTGTAACAGTATCCTTGTATTTTGCCTTTGATGCGTACCTTTCTAGCAAAGATTGTTCGGAACGATTCTTACCTTTGTAATGCAAGCAAAAGCAGATTCCGATCGCACAGAATAGCACGATCATGCACAAAAGAAATAGCATCATTTCCCCTCATTCCCACTCTTTTGGAACCTTGATTCCCCGTTCATAAAATGATCTTTGACACGTTTACGATCCATTTCGTCGCCATAAAAGTACTTCGAAACGAATGCAATGATAATGAGTGACCACCAAACAATCCAAGCAAGGAGAACGAGCCAGTTTTCTAGCGTTCCTTGCCATTGCCATTGAGGAAAAAGTTCATTCATAAAATTGGTCGGGGATGCTGGATTCGAACCAGCGATCTCTTGTCTCCAAAACAAGCGCGATACCAGGCTTCGCTAATCCCCGAAAAGGTTGGTGGTGGAAGTCGGATTTGAATCAACAAGGCATTACGCAATCGATTTACAGTCGACCCTCGCTGCAATTACGAGACTATTCCACCCTCATGTTAGTAGATTACTGGCAGAGAAACGTCGTGCCGCTCCAGGCTGACTTGACGAACGTCTTTGTCACCCCGTTGCAGGTACAACATTGACCTGTAACACTTACGCTACTGATCTTGGTGCATGCAACCGGACACGGAACGCCCGCATCAACATTCACCACGGGCGGTGGCTCAATCACGACGGGAGCCGGTTTACAAGCAACAATTGCGAGACACAAAATTAGGTACTTCATTTTATTCCTTAAAGAGAGAATTTTCATTCTACCACTTCGATTAATTACGTACACACCAAAAGTTGATTACTTTCGTTGGGCCAAGAGCGGTCAATGAAACGTTATCTTATATTTTGTCAAACATCGTATGAAGTTGCCGTTGTAAATTGGTTTAATGACAATAAAATTCAATTTGACTGGCAAATCAGATTTAAAATGCCTTCGGGACGCTCGTACATCGTTGACGCCTTGATTAAATCGGGAACTTTTGCAAATATTTACATTGAGATTAAAGGTTGGTGGCGGCATGAATCATCTCGTGAAAAATGGAAATGGTTTCAGGAAAATTACAAGAACTCTGAATTATGGGATCACGATAAATTGATACAACTTGGAATTCTCACTTAGGAATATCGAGGTTTTTAACAAAATTTAGTAGTGTATCGCTAGATTCATATTGACCATACGCATCGCTCCAGACCATATTCATTGTTGTTTCGAATCGACCGGGTGATAATGTATGAGTAATTCCCGTTATACCATACCTGTTGTCGAGCGAGGTTCCCGTGTTTACGTCGAGATACCACATCTGTGCATATCGAGCTAGTGGGCAACCCAACGAGGTTACTGTAACCGCGCCGGGAATGACTCGTAATGGTAGACCGTAAGTTCCACCTCCATTTGGTTGGGTTACTGCGGGACGCCCAGCTTTAGATGATAACATCTGTACAGAAGTCAACAGTGGATCTTGTTTCGATGCTATCGTGATGTTCGATATCGTCGAAGCATTTCCACCGTAAATGATCGTGGGTATCGTGAGACTCACCAAACGCTTGATAGTTTCGTACGATGCACCATCTTCTATTTGGACACCGAACCTTTGATCGGGTTTCAATCGTTGACCCGTTTGCAACAAAAGTTCTTGATCGAAGTTCCTGATCGATTTTTCAATGATCGACTTGAATTTCGTGTTCAGTTTCTCCTGTTGCTTCGAATTCTTGAATTCACGTTTGTCGGATTTCAGGATTGATCCTGCGAGTGGATAAGGATCTATCGTCTTGTCGAAGACGTGAACCCTAAGAACCTTCGTAAAATTGGAGTCGTTCGTCTTGCCCGACAATTCATTCAAGTTGCGTTCGAACGATTTCAACAGATCGCCCGAAGCAACGGAACTTAGAGCGACCTGCGTTGCTTCAACGTAGACGTCGATTGCAGGCATCTTGAATGGACCGTTCTTATCACCCTGTTGCGCTAAGGCTGTCTCGTAGTTATCTGATTGGTTCTTCCTGAGCTTCGCATCCTTCAATTTGGGGTCATACGGTTCGAAGTACGTGAAGAACCCGTATCCTGGTCCACGTACGTCCTGTAACTGCGAATCAATCACGAGCTTCAGGAACTCCTCCATCGTGATTCGATCCGTCTTCCGAGTTGCAATGTGATCCTTGAATTGATCGAGAAACACGCTCATGTCGATCGGAAATTCAGCGATGTTCGTGCTCGCAGCTTTTCCCGCAGATTCATTGAACGGGTAGAAAAACATTTGAAGCTCGTCAATGCTTGACATCGTGGCTACTGCGTTGGTCAAGAACGTGGTGAACAATTTACCGAATGACACGAGCTTTCTGAATTGCTTGTCGCTTCTGTTCTCCTTGTCACGAAACACCGTGTTGTTGTAACGAGTCGTGATCTCGGTGAAGGGATGTTTTTGAGCGTTCAGTTGCTCAGAACGTTTCTTGTCCTTTTCCTCGGTCAACAGGAACACGTCGACTCCCGAGCGGACCTCATCGAACAATTTCTTCACCGCAGCGTCGGCTCGATCATTGAAGCGTTGGTTGAATGCGAATTTCTTTTCCTTTGAACCTTCCGTTTCGTACAATTTTTGCAGAGCTTTCTTCAGTCCTTCCGCGGCTTCAACGTCGATCTTGTTTGATTCCTTGAGGAACGTCTTGTCGATTTTGGACAACAACGTTGCGACTTCCTTGGGATCGATGCTAGGAAATGATCCGAACGATCCAGCCTCAATGATTTGATACGCACGAATCTCCTTCAAGACACCGACTCCCTTGTCGAGGTTGAGCTTTTCTCTGTAACCTTGAATGTCGTCGGCAAGCTTTTGAATCTGCTTTTCGAGATCCTTGAATGAATTCTTGGTATCAGTCACACGAATGTCCTTAAGCTCCTGCACGCCTCTCGTGTAAAGCTGGAGGTTGACTTTCACTTGCCCAACCTGGTCGAACTCGTACGAGCTATTGACGATACCGTACGGTTCACGAACGAGTAATTTATTGTTGATGAAATTCGCGTAAGGATTGTTAGGTTCTATTGGGTGACGCCACCCGTACGTCACCCATACGGTCGTTTGTGCGTAGATCAATGGTTTGATCAAATCAGCGAGCTCGCTCAGCCTCGAACGATCATGAACTATCAATGTGAGGTTCGCAGTCTTGTAGGTCATCATTCCAAACGTCGGTCGTACCTCGACGGTAAAGCTTTCAACGGAAGCGAGCGGCCTGAAATGATCGAGAACGTTGACGTAGCGTGAGCCCTCAGCAACGGGAGAAGGATTCGTTAGCGTTTGCGGGGAGGTGAATAATTCCATACCACCGATCGTCATGTCTGATGGGAATTCTTTCGAACTATCAGTGTAGTCAGCACGTATCGTGTTACCTTCAACCATCATGTCGTTCGCAGTACCATCACTGAAATCACCAGCTTGACCCTTCGTGATGTTCTGAGCACCGAGCAGGAACTTTAGCAAGCTGGGGGCATTCAATCGTGAATTCTTGAGGAACGATCTATCGAATACGAAATCGGTTGATAAATAAGGAACGCATCTCGACATCACGAGACTTGGCATAAAGTTGAGAAAGATCTCAGCATCACGTGCTGCGATTGTCAAGGGGCTGATGAAGTTCTCATCGCTGCAGATGATCGAGACGCCCTTCTCGCTCTTCGTTCTAGCGAACGGATCCAACGATACGATCCGTTCGAACTCGTTGTTCGTGATCTTTGATTGCTTCAATTGATCATCAACGTCCTGGTACATCAGTTGCCAGTCAACGCCGTTCGTTGACACGTTACCAGCTGTTGAGTAGAAACGAATTGCACGATGGAAATCCTTCGCATCCTCGTCGTTCGCCTTCAAGAGGATCTCTTCGAGTTCTTTCTTCATCGTTGCGACGGTTGGTGTTCCTCCACCGTCACGATCAACCAGCAACTTCAGAAGCCTCTTGACAATGTTCGATCTATCACCGTCCTTGACACCGCCCGTGTTCTCAATGACCCCCGAGAGGTCCGCAGGAGAGAACATGGAGAATATATTCCTTAGATCAGAAAAATCAGCGCCCATCGTAGATTACTTATCTACCAATCAAGATGGTTCCCCCGCATCATACCTCATCGAAAAATACGATCTTGAGGCTTCGTTGAACACGTAATCTGGATCCGACATTTCAACGTTAGAAATGACAACCTTGTCGTTATCGAACAGTTCTTTTATAGAAGGAAAGTACTCTAGCGAGTACGCGTAATTAAGAACATGTGATTTGCTATCGTAGTACACGAACGAGTCATCTTCGGGGGATGGGGTAACTGGATCGCTGATATCATCAAGTTCCCTTGCATCAACGTCCGGTCTTTCTTTGTACTTTTTCCACACGTTCAAGGCTGATTTTGATACTTTGTCCCTGTCGGAAATCAATGCACCTTCGAACGCCATTGCAATGTCGTACATCAGGGGACCGTAACCTTTTTCAGCCGCGGAATTCGCAACCTCCTTCGCGCCCCAAGCTTTCCCTTCGGGATTTTTCACGGTTATTGTTCCAACGATCGAATCCTCAATCGGACCCACGAGATCAGCATCATCATGGCGATAATCTTCAAAGAATTCTCCAATCTTCTTCATGAATTCTTTCGTATCGTACAACGTGTAGACAACGAAGGTATCATCGATCGATCGATGCAGTGCTAAACCACGACGCTTCGCCTCGGGAACTGAGATCGCCGCCTCGAATAGTTTCTTCATGAATTGTACTTATTATGAAAGTACTTCATGAATGCTAAGTTGAATACTGCGTTCAAATCGTTCACGATGACATCCTTGAAGGTATTTTGATCATTATCGAATAGTGCTTGAATTGATGGAAAATCGCCCAACGCATAAGCATAGTTCAAGACGTCTTCGTCTTGACGAGGATCATCATCGTACGGTCCGGGACCGTAAGGTCCTTCTTCTGTACTTGAACCAAAGACGTATGAATCATCGAATTTTTGTGGTGTTTTAGGGTTCATGACATCATCAAGAGGCATCATTGCAATGTCGTACATCAAAGGACCGTAACCCTTTTCAGCCGCGGATGCTTGAACCTCTTTTGCACCGTACGCGGAAGCGCTGGGTTTCTTGAATTCAATGATTCCAACAATGGATTTCCTCAACCTTTGAGCGACACCCTCATCCGTATAACCTTCAGCTCTACCCGTTTTTTGCAGTGCTTTCTGCAATGGCTTCATCTCGTCTAAAAAAACACTTGGATCGTACAAAGTGTAACACTTTCGTGTACCCGATCCCGTAGAAATGTGCAACGCAAGATGACGTTTCTTTGCATCCGATGTCGAAGCTGCGACCTCTTGAATGAAATTACGTAAAATCTGTGTCACGAGAGTAATGCCGCGATGTCATTGATGTCGGGAACGTTGATGATCGTGCCAGGAGGAACTTGGAGCCCGTAACCGATCGAACTCGCCGCCGCCAAAATCCACCACGCACGACCGTCGCCGTATATTATTCCCGATAAAGTATCGAGCCGTTGTGCTTCCGTAAGCGTTAATTCACGTGTTTTGATCGTACCGTTCTTGATACCTGAACGAATGACGTTGATGGCTTCTGATGTGCCGTATTGCTCACCCAAACGAAGGATGGGACAACGATTGTAGCGACTGAACATTACGAAACCCTCAAAAGTAAATCATCGCCTGGTTTTGAAACACCTTTTTTTTGACGAATCAATGCGTGTTGGCGGCGCGCAGCTAACCGTAAATTTTCTTTATGAGATTCAGATTTGATTTTACCTTTTGCGGCAATTCTCATATTTTGTTTCGCGTTATCCGTAACAGGTTTAGAGATTCTTCTTTTGTTCGCAAGTGAAATTTTTTCCCTTGTTTCTTTTGAAGGAATATGTCCGGTCCTACCTTTCAATGATTGCGATATCAACTTACGAGTTTCAATTGGCATTGGGGCACGTTTTTTCGATGCAATACTCAATTTGATTCTAGTTTCATCTGAAACGGGCGGGCGATTTTTTGCTGAATTAGAAATGTTTAATCGTTGTTCAGAAGAAAACCTAAAACCTTTAGAATGAGTATTTCCCCATAAATGATCTTTGAAAGATTCAGGTTTTGGTTTACGCATTTTTCTCTTAGTTTCCTCGGAATGTTTTTTTCCCAGCATTGGTTTTCGACCACTGACACCTTCACCGCCTAATGTCAAGTTACAAGCAAATGAACTTGAAAGAGGATCTTGATAGAAAGTATGAAATTCTTTGATCAGATCAATTTCCTTGTCAAAAGCTTCTTGTTCTGTTTCGGTTTCAAATACAATTTTTCTTACAATGCCATGTTTATTGCGAACATTTTTATGCTTCACATTTCGATTGAAATGTTTAATACGTTTTTGGTTACCTTTTCCAACATAGAAAACAATTCCCGAATCAGTTTCATCAGTATAAACAAAAAACATGTTATTTTCCTTCTTTCACAGAATCAGAATCCATTTTGTGCCAGCCCAGAGAATAAATAGGCGCACGATTGAACCCTTGAAAATCAATACCAGGAGAAATATCGTGAATAGGCGTGAATGAAAAATTCACTTTAAAAAATCGAGGAGCTCTTTGTCCGATATTTGTTTCCCATGTTACATTATCGTAGAAATCGAAGTCGAGATTGTCAATCTTTCCAGCAAGCCCCTGTCCACGAGTCTCCTGAAACGATCTAACCAAAGCGTTCTTATCGGGGTTCAGGAATTCAGATAGTTGTTGGACTGAATCAGAGATCTCTGAGTTGCTCGATAGGATCTGATCCTTGATCTCGTTCACGGTTCGAATCGTTGGAAGGAGATTATCTGAATGCACGTTGTACGATCCACCGATGACACGACGTGATGAGTTCTCGTTGTTGTCGTACTTCTTTTTAAGCGACGCTCGAATCCTCGACACGTCGTCGGAATTCATGCTGAATCGTGATAGCATCTCACCCGCCTCCATGATCGAAGGTTTCACGATAAGGTTTTTCGTTGTCTTGTCGTTACCGCTCGTGATCTTGAATTCAAAGAACTTGATGTCGTGCTTGTCAACCTGGAACGTCGGAGCGAATCCCGCACCTTGATTGATCCCACCGATGATCGGGATCGTTGGTAACGTTACGCGTGTTGCGCCTTCAGTTTGATTGCTGAGGTTGTCGGTTGACAATGCCCATGTGTAGTTCTCATTCTTGGTGGAGATCGCATCCTGCAATTTCTTTTTCAGCTCTTCCAGCAAACCTTCGAACTTGATCTTCGTTCCGTTGAGAACCATCTCGCCTGAATCGGCACCGAACAAACGTGAAAGTGCGAATCGTGAGTAGTTCGACCTGATGACGTCACCGATTCGCAAACGAACGAGCGGGCTCGCAGACATCAGCTGGCTGAATGGTTGAATGATCGTGTTTTGACCGTCTTGAGTCGTGAGCGTTCGACCCTTCGTGTACTGCGGGTACACCATCGATGTCAACTTGTTGACCTTGACCCACATATCGTTAAAGTCTTCCTCCGATGTCGATGCAATGTAAAAACCGCATGATACCTTTCGAGTCGTGTTCTTGTAGACTTGTACGGGATCAACACGACCGAATCCTTCTGACGATTCCCAGTTGGGAGAATACGCATCGCTCAACGCGGTGATGAACGCATGGAATGATATGATCTCGTTCGTTCGAAGGTCGTGAAGGTAGAAAGGAACGTACTCAGCCTCAAGCTTTTTTTCCATCATCTTGACGGTCAGATCGTTCGGGTTCGTGCTATCGTAAGGAATCCTTGCGCCACGTTGCTGTATGTCGTTCGATGTGAGCATCTTGTAGAAAACACGAGCCTTATCGTGTTGCATCCCTAATCCCGTGTTCAATGCACCGATTCCGTTCATCGCAGTCAATCCAACTGCAGAATCTGGTAAGAGGTACATTGCTGGTGAACGATTGCTGCTCCACGCAAGCTTTAGTCCACCCGCAAGACGATTCTTGACGACGTTCCCCGAGAACGCATCGTCACTCTCAGAATCGATCCTGGATTTCTTTACGGGTTGCCCGGGTTCGTTGACGCTTTCGATCGAGTTCTCATCGTTCAGAAGTTGATCACCCAACGCGGCGAACACGTTCATCACCGATATGATCTTTGATGTTCGTATCTCGTCGATCACGCTAAGGATGCTTTGAGCGACCGAGATTGGATTTCCTCCGATGTTCTTGAATCGATCGATGATCAACGTACCTGACCTGATGATCGTACGAGCGACGACAACGTTGAATCCCGGACTTCTCGTTGAGTTGACGATCGTACCTCCCAATCGAGATACCAAGCTGCCGTCGTTGTTGACTCCGAAGAACGCTGCCATGCCTGAATCGACAGCTTTCTTGAATGGATTCACCGTTTGTCGAATTCCAAGCATCGATGCGATATCAAGCATGTCGCTTGGCGGGAATGCGTTCGGATCCGTACGTGGCATCACGGTTGAACGACCGAGCGTGAAACTATCTGATGAAGTCTTACCCAATGTCTTTGGTCCAACGTTGATGAGGTTGATGATGAAATCGAGGCCCTCGTAGATCAAAAACACACCCGATGTCAACGCAACAGATAGAGCGATCATGCCGATTGAATTGATTCCAGAAAACTGATCATTGATGTTGTTCAATGACCCCCAAGATCCTCCGGGTGCGATCGAAGTGATGTTCGATTCAGTGATCTCGTTCTTTGTCAATTTTTCAAGCACATCGTTCGCTTCAAGAACCGATTGGTTGATCCTTGACAATGCGAGTTGATTCGGGCTTGGCAACAACGTCTTTGCTTCCGAACCGAACGATGTCGGGTCATTTCCCGAATCCGTCGATCCAATCTCACCTGACGCCCTAATTGACAACGATGAACCCACCTTCGCAAGTTGGTTCGCGGTCATGTCACCGAAATCGGGGTGCGTGAACGTCGCATTGTACTTTGCGTTCGGGCGAACGGGTAACCTACGCTCATCATCCGTCGTCGTTATTCTTCCTTGGATGAATCCATTCTTCATGCCCAACGAAGCAGCGTCGAACCTATTGTTGGATAACGTCGATCGAATGTACGTGCTCGTCGATTCGGGAGCCTTCAAGAGAAGATCGTTCCCGTCCGGAGCATCATCAGAACTTTTGCCCTTTTTAAGATCCAGATTGACCTTGGGATCCGTCAACGTTTGAGGTGAACCTCTGAGATCGGGTTGTTGGGAGACGTTCGGAAGCTCCGAAACGAACTTGTTCGTGTTCGAATCACTCATTCCCGCCGGAAATCCATTCTCGTCGGTCAAGGATGAATCAACGATGGTTGGATTGATTGGATACCGATTGACGTTGGAAAGTGACCCGAGGTACCGCCCGAGTGTCACCTTCACATCATTGCCGATGTCCTTCTTGGTCTTATCGACGTTGATGTCACCGTGATCGATTTTACGAGCAGTATCACCATTCTCACCTTCTGGAACGTTGGCGAACGTGATGTTTTTGTTTTCGATGTCAAAGCCACCGTTGCCCGTGTTAGTTCCCATTGAAAATAACTATGAATGTTATAAGAACGATTCACCGATCATTGTCTTGATGAATTTTCGTAGTTCATTTAAACCTCGACCTTTTATTTCTGAGCCACCCAAATCGACGAGAACTAGATCGTTTCCTCGTAACATCAGATTCTCAACGTTGATGTCATTGTGACCCGAAATTCCTGCTTGATTCAATTGTTGAATTATTGGCAGAATTTCCGTTTTTATGATTCCCAGCGCTTCGACTTCTGATTCGACATCTGGATCGACCTCATTGTCAAGAATTCTGAACATTAACAATGACCATTCACCGTTCGTATAATGATCCAATTCCTCAAGAGCGTTTTCAATCCTTTGAGCTCGTAATCCAGTCAATGGTGATAAACGTTCCTTGACAATTGCATCGTAATCATCCAAACGAAAAACATCTTGAACGTTGACAATATTTTTGAAATTTTTGTTCAAAAGCAGTTTGCATGCCCTTGCCTCCGAAGCATCCGTCGTGATTTTTAAAATTCGTGGTACGTCATGAAATGTACAAAAGTAAGCAAACCCCGTTGAACCTTCACCTGCTATTCCCGTAACATTACACCCTCGATCGTTAAGAAAATCTTCGAATTCTGATACAGTGTCATCTATTTCGCTCATTGTCTTGTCGCCACTAGTTTACGTAGCTCTTCTTTTACCTCATCAGTGATAGAAATCAGAGGTTGAAGTGATTCTGAAATCTTCTCAGCGACGGACAAGGCGATAGCTTCGACTTTTTTTCTTTCTTCGGGGTCAGTAATGTCATCAATCGATTTCAGGAATCGTTCGTTCTCCATGATCGACTTGATGAGTTCTTCTTTGGTTTTCATATGTTCATAGCTTGTCAATCGTGAATCTAGCGCCAAAATGAATGTTGTGAGGTAATTTATCAAGCGAGAACCATTCGTGATCATCGTTCTCCCAATTCAATTGTGGAACGAACGAATGTCTCGTTTCTTTCGCCACGTTATACACGTAAGTTCTGTAAGCAAAGTTCTTGTCTCTGAACGTTGTTATGGTGATCAATTGAGTTGTGGCGGGGAGTGAACCCATCTCTTCTATTGTTTCACGCTTCGCACTTTTCAACCAGCGCTCGTTCGATGGATCTTGTGATGCAACATTGTTGTTCTTCATTCCTTCTTCGTCGGTTGCCCCGCCGGCAATTCCCCAAGTTCCGGGTTGCATGACTTCTTGACTACGTTTCAGTAGAAGAACTTCATTTGTTTCCTTGCAAACGTACATGATTCCGGAAGCTTTGCTTCCCCAATATACCGCTTCAACGATCAAACTGATGTACGAGCGTAACAACGACATTGTTTTACCTATCACGAACTGCTTGATGAGTTGATGCCAATCTGTTCACCAACCTTATCACTGATCGTCGAGGCGCCTCTATCTGAAGGTCGTTCAGTCGCGAAGTTCAGACGATCACGAATGATCGATGATGCCCTCATGATCAACGCTTTTTCCATGTCTTCGGCATTCATGGAGACCTGAAGGTTGACCGTGATGTTGACGGGTTTCGTTTGGATCGTGTACTGAGCCTTGGAACCGAGACCCACGTTCGCCGCGACCTGTTGCAACTTCGTCTTCACGTTGATCGTGTTTAGTCTCCCATCAGAAAGAGCTTCGTCCATCTTATTTACCTGGTCGATCATTTCTTGGATTGCCTTGAGAGCGGGAGCAAGACCAGCTTGTTTGATTTCTTTGACGGCACCATTCAATTCGGACGCAAATCCTTTGAACACGTTCATTGAACTCGCTGCGTTCTTGATGCTATCGGTGACCGTTCCGAACGTTTCGATTGATTTCGACAATGCGACACCTTGCTCGGGGGAGACGATGTCGAAAGAGATATTCGCAAATTTGGCCTTGATTCCATCGATGGTTTTTTGTAGATCAAAATCCTTGCTCGTTAATTTTTTACCCAAGCTTTCAAGATCGATTATCTTTGACTTAGCCTCGTCGAGAGTGGTGGGTGATATAAAACTATCGGCTGAAACGACCGCTTTCGTCGCCGTCGATTTGTTTTCAAGCGTAATTTTCTTTGCTTGTTCCATTCGATCATTGATGCGATGCAATTCTTCTTCTAGATCACCGATCTGAGCGTTATTTTGAGCTCTCATGTTCGGTGCATCGGACACGAGAGTTGCCACACCTCCAAGCAAATCTTGCGTGAATCCCGATACACCTTCTTGACTTTCCTTCAATTCCTTGATGGCACTTTTTATCGCGTCGGCTTGTCCCTGAAGAGCGTTAACGCTCTTGTTCTTACCTCCCGATTGAGCAAGAGCTATTGCACCGTGATTTTGGGCATCTGCGCTCTTTTTAAATGATTCATCAATGATCTCTTTGCCTTTCATTCCGATGTATGCGACCGCAGCGAGACCGACAGCACCACCCAGAACGTTACCGACACCCGATGCTCCGAGTTTCAGTGCGAACGAATTCGCCATCGTAGCCGCGGATGCAATGAGCGGGACGGATGCCATCTTAGCGAACAACGAACCAGCCGCGGTTGATGCTTTTGACAACCCGCCAGATACCGCGTTAGATACAGCAGATGCACCAGCTGACCCACCACTACCGAATATCTTACCCAAGTAACCCATTGCAGCTGAAGTTCCAGCTTTCACTGCTGCAGAAGATGCGAACGATTCAAGCGTCGTCTTTACTATGAAGCTCGTGAACGCTGCGAGACCAGCTCTTGCAATCGCGGGACCGAACATCATTGCCACGGCAACCTTACCCGCGGAGATCAGTGCGGTCGAGATTGGAGGCTCTTGAACCGCTTGCTTCAACTTATCAAAAAGGACGATTAACAAGCCTTTCAGCGCGGGCCAGATGACACTTCCAGCATCCTTCAACGAACCTGCAGTTTGCATGACAAGGTCGGTGAAGAATCCGAACTCTTGGCCTTGACCTTTGATGTTCTTCATGAACGCCTTCGGATCATGAATGAACTCAGTCAACGTTGACAACGTCTTTGCAATGCTCTTCGCGAGCAGGGGAATAGAATCATTAACGATCTTGACAACGAACTTGAATATGTCCTTGAACCCATCGTAGATCTTCATTGCAACGGGGCCCTGAGCGTTGAAGAACTTCATGAACTGATCCTTGATTCCCGCCAACGCCTCAGTCAACCCTTTTTGACCGGTGAAATAATCCTTAATCGCATCGGAAACGCTTTGTGCGACGGCTCGGAATTTCTTTGGATCAAAGAATTCACGCAATCCTGATAAGAACTTACCCAAACCTGGCATGATCTTTGGTAGTTGTCTACCCAGGTCAACACCGACGTAGTAGACCTGTTGCAACCCGTTCTTGATGTTGGAAATGATCTTGATGAAATCCTTTGAAGACTGGAATCCTCGACTCACACCCTTGACGAACATGTCAAAGTAACTACCTGTTTGATCCTGCAACTTGACCATGCGTTCAATTGAATCAGCAAGCTTACCCATCGCTTCAGCTTGGGTGAGTTGTTTCTTCTCAGCGACATCGCTCTTCTTCTTGATCTGGTCAAGTTCGACACCTTGATTCTTCAATGAGAATGCTTGCTTTGCGGTTGCCTCATCGAGACCCGTGGTCGATGCCAAGAGGTGCAATTGTTGACGATTGAAATTCGCCACGTCAACGCCCGCTCTTGCGAACGATTTCTTCAGCATGTCCATCTGTTCGGCAGGACTTTGTGCTTCCATCAATTTGAAGGCATCGATCGTGATACCAAACGATTGCGTTAATTTTGCCGCTGATTCTGCAGCGGAGTCGAAAGTTTCGAATTGATCAAGCGTCCCCGTGATCTTGTCGAGTTCAAGACCCAACTTACGTGCGTAGACGGAAGCTTGCCCGATCTCCTTGACCGACAATTGAGCGAAGTGCTTCATGTCGTCGAAGGCCTTCCCCATGTCTTTACCGATCACCTTTTGGGATATACCAAAAGCATCGCCAAGTGCAAGAGTCTGTTTCGTCGTGTCAAGAAGGAACTTGCTCATCGGTTTACCGACTGAGATCGCCCTTTGAGCAAGGGATTTCATCGTATCGGCCGTTAAACCGAGACCCTTTTGAAATCCGAGCAAGGCGCCTCCATTATCTTCCCATTCCTTGCGTGTGGAATCAAACGTCGCTCCCATCGCTTCCGCGTTTTCTTTCAGGAACGTTAGACGTTGAGCGACGTCTCCGAACACCCTCCATGCTGATAGACCCGTGTCGGAGAATCCCTTCAAGTCCCTTGATAGACCCGTCAATGCCAGGGACGTGGGACCCTTTAGATCGCCGAATTCTTTTCTCAGATCTTCAATTGCTTGTGCAAATTCGCCCCAGTTCGCTGATGCGGACGCGGCGAGGTCAACGAGACCCGTGAATATCTTCAATGGAATGGATGCAATTGCAAGACCAACGTTGAAAACGGTGCTCGATAATTCAGTCAACACGCCGATGAACGATTTTGACACAGCGACGACATTGTCAAAGCCTTGCTTGAATCCACTGATCGCCGCTGCAGCGATGAAGATCGCTTTTGGAAATTTACCCCGGAAGAACTTTTCAAGACCCGACATGTTGTCGTTGAAACCTTTTCCGGATTTCTTCGCATTGTCAATCATTTCACTGATCTGATCAAAGTTGGATCCCGCGGTTCCAGCGTTCTTCAGGTTCTTTGAACTATCCTTGATGCGATCATTGAACGCTTTCACCGAATCATCGGCGACACTTGCACCCTTCGCAGCTTTACCCATCGCGTCGGCCGACGTCGAAGCAATGTCTCCTAAACTATCGGCAAGACCCTTTACACGTGCTGTGAGTGTGGCGATCTCAGCGTTCGCCTTCTTGACATCAAGGGCATTCAACGCTTCGGTGATCTTTTCAATGTACTGCGACTGGTTAGCGTACGATTGCTCGATCCGAGTCATGGTCATCGCCATGCGCTCGATCACGCTGTTCATCTTTTGTGTTATTGAGAGCTGATCCTCAAGATTCTCTTTGGAAGTAGCCACGTCATAAGTAAGCGTTCGTTAGCTTTAAGCACCGTAATCCAACAAAACGATTCGCCCATCTGGGGCTTTACCCCACTGACGAGATTGAGCAACGTCAACGAATGTCTGTGATCGCCAATTGAAAACGAATTCAACGAACCTTTGAAGGACGTCATCATGCGTACCCGATGAAAAATGATCGATCCACATTTTGGTCGCAGGTGAATTGGGAGATTCAGTTCTCGCGCCGTCCAAAGCACTTTTTTGACGTTGAGAAACCATCGTCGTCATGAAGTTGTACATTGAACGTCGTTTGATCCCCAAGAAATCCTCGACCTCATCGAGCGACTCGCACGGATTCACGAGCTCCGTAACAATCCATTCGTAATTTGGTTCATGTTCAAAAACTTTCGTGATGAACTCCGATTTCGCAGAATCAAGTTCACATTCATTTTGAATGCGACCGAATTGGTGTGCTGCAATCTTCAACGCGCGCTTTGATGACAACGCGAACACCTTTCTTGAACTACCTTCACCGATGAATTGTAAACGAGAAGATGCGTATTCAAGTCGTTGTTGTTCGGTGGTGAATGATTTGAATTCGCTCCAGTCGAACGGTAATCTTTTGTTCTTGTTTCGAACCTCGTTCAATACGAGTTTGACGAATTCACGTAACATTTTACTCACGTGAATCCAAATCTGCCTTCATTGCGTAGTAAAAGTCATCACCTTTGCCTTTACCCGTGTTTAGACGATCAATCGCAGCTTGACCCTTTTCGCCAACGTACACCTTACGCGTCTCTTCGTTGTACCCGTAATCGAGCAACACGATTCTCTGATCAGTCGTGACTCCCCAATGTTCAAGAGGTACTAAATCTTGATCCAACAAGCCGATCTCACGAAAATGAATGATGGCATTCACGAACGATTGAAACTTTTCAACATTCTCGGGAAGGGCGTAAAATTCTATCTTTGCCCATGATCTTTTGCCAACATTATCAACGTATTGAATGACATTGTTCATGTTCATTCGAGATACGAGGCCCGTCAATCGACAAAATTCTTCCTTGTTCTTCACCGGACGAACGAGCTCGCTGATCAACCAGATGTTTCGTGGTTCGGATTCATAGACACGAGCAACGTACTGCTTGAACTCTTGTGACATCGAATCGTACAACGTGCGTTCCGCCTTGTTCTGAGCACGACCAATGTCATCACGTTTGAACGAACCACCCACAACCTTGAGAACCTTTCGAGACGACAAAAGGTACACAGTGCGTGATGAACCTTTACCCATTTCTTGGAGGCCCGTCATTCGGCAGTAAGATTGAACTTCTGCAGCGTCTTCGCAATCACGAAGTGTTTTGATTCGAAAGAGTTCGTTTCGAAGACGCTCGTTCAACGATAGACGAACGAATTCACGGATCATAAAGGAAACTTCACACCGAATGTTCTTTCGAACCTCTCAGCGTCCATGTTCTTGACGTTCAGGTGGGTCATCACGCTGTTCACCGTTGCGCCAGGTTTTGCTAGCTCCTCCTGAAATTTTCTGCTCGACATCATCGCATTCGCAACGGCCTCTATCTCGTCCTTCGTGCCCCTGAGCTTGACGTTCGTGGCTTTTCCAACCGCCCATGCTGCAAGCGATCCTAAAAAGAGTTTTCCGAGGAGATTAAGATGCACAGCTTAATTATCTTCCTTTCGTAACAAGAGAAAACCCATGCTCTTTATCAAGACGTTCGTGTACTTCATTGTCCAGGAGAATTTGGACATGTTTTTAAGATTGATTAGCGTGATACCACTTTCACTTTTTTCGATCACGAGTAAATCATTCCCCCGATTAAGATCAAATACAAGCAAATCACCTGGCAAAAGATCTTCAATTCGTGTCGACGAAATCGATAAATTCCTATAACGAACCTGTTCGGGCGTAGGGTAGGGGTACATCACGATCACGTACATATCGGAATCAATTTCCAGCCACATCGATCTATGTCAAGAAATTCGTTCGCTGCAAGTTGCCAAGTAAGGTAGGTGATTTCACGAGTGATCAACGTGATCTTCGTTTCGTCAACACTGATGACGAGCAGAGTTTCATTTTCGTGCTCGGGATGATCGGAATCTTGATCGATCAAAAAATCGCCCGGAACCAATTCACCGATGAGCGTTTTTAAATTTCCGGATGTTGACATTTGCACGTCCAGGACTTGCATGCGAGTTCAAGAGAAGATGCAGTGATCTTTGGAATTGACATGGAATCAGAATCAATCCCATCAGTCGAATGTTCATTGGTTCTTCCAAGAACGTGACCAATTTCATGCATCATTACCACTCGTACCGTAGATTGAATCAGTTCACTTTTGATTCGAATGATTGCGTTATCCCAAGTCCCCGTCGTCTGTCCCAATCGAGTACCCGTCATGTTCGTACGATCGCCGTATTGAACAACGTGTTCGCCTTCACCCACAACGAGATTCGTACAAGTTGCAACGCTCCAACGTTGAAGAACGATCGGTAATTGAGCCGTGAGGTACCCGTAAGGATCGGGACCTACAATTGAAAACGACATCGTAGGAACGATCTTAACTGATCCCGCATCGTGCCCAGCATCAATCGGTGGGACGATTTCAACAACACTTGCGTCATCAATAAAAAAGTGAAGTGCTGCGTCATCGATTCCAGCATCCAGACACGTACCTGCATCATCAACGGGTATTTTCGAGTCAACTAGAACAATCCCAACGGAAGAATCAACGATGATCGTACCACCGTCAATAATGGGTGGTTCGTTGATCAACTGAGTTACATCTTGACCGTTGCATGCAATTAACGAGATGCATGCAAACAAAGACAACTTCATAATCTATCATACTATGAAAGTGAAAAAAGAACAATTTATGTGATTCGAGAAATTAACGCATCAATGTTCAAGTATTCATCGCAAATGACACGAATTAGCCTCATATTTCGTGCTTTGAACCATTCATTTTGTCGTTGGTCGATCAACATTTTTCCATGAATGGACTTGTCTTGTTTTGATTTGAACTCAGCAACTTCGTTCAAATCTCGCAACGTTCCATCACTTTTATAACCATGCCAGTAACTGTCGTATTGAACGTATGTGTCAATTGATTTGACATGAAAGTCTATGAACCAGTGATCGTTGATCTGGACTTGACGTTCAACATCGTTTTCACCAAAATGATCGATCAAGATTGAGTGAATGATTTCTTCGGGTTTTGATGTTTTGAACGAATTGTTTAATTTCATTGTCTCAAATTTTTTCGTGTTTCTTTTTACCCAATCAACTTTTTTGAATGAATCGCGACATCTTTGTTCAATTTCTGGATCATTGTATCGTTTTTTGCATTGTTTCGTTCCTAAAAACGAAATTTTTCCGTAACGTTTTAAACAAGTTTTTTGACGATTTTCAATTGAAATTCGTGATTGACCTGTAGTTTCTACTCCGTATTTTTGTAAACATGTTATACGAGATTTTTTTAAACACTCACTTGAACTTAATGGCGAAGTCGTTCCGTACTTTGCTAAACAAGTTGCTTCTTTCTTTGAGCGTAAAATTCCACCTTTAGCCGAAAGTCTAAAACACTCTCTTTTACAGAAATGTAATTTTCCTTGGCGTTTTAAACCGCTTTCGAATTTAGTTGAACATTCATCACAACTAAAAACGTTAATAGATTTGTACCATTGACGACCTAATCTATCAATTTTTGAAGGAATTTTTTTCGTTTCAACGAACATTACGTAAATCTTCGTAACCTTGAAGGTTGTTGATTTCTTTGCATTCCCATTAACTCACGAGTTTGAGGATCATTTGTATGAACAGCACGATTCGGAGGGGGATCGTTTGAATCTTTGCCTTTAATTTCTCGTATGATTCTATCAACAAACCAACGACGAAATGGAACGGGAAGATTATACGCTTCGGCGTAAGTAAATCCCCCGTAATATAGCAATACGAAAATTGGTTCTAAAAAGAGTAAAGCCTTATCTTCAGGTCTCAGGCCAAAAAAACGTTGACCCGAGAGGGATGATCACTTCCTCGACGTGCCCACATGCTTCGCACTTCGTATCCTGCTTCATGTCAATGCCAGGTTCATTGTCCTTCATGTACTTACGAAGCGCCCGGCTGTCAAGAGCGGGCATCATGCTGACGAACTTGATGATACGAGATCGATCGTCATCACCATCGATCGATACGATCGCTTGAGCGAGGTTCGACGTGACGAGCGTATCGAGCTGTGACTTGAAGTTCTTCTTCATTCGTTCAGCCGTGACGGTGATCTCGTTCTTTGTCCTTCCGGTGAGGAACCTGAATCGAACCAGACGTTTTGAAACGGGGAGCTTCATCTCGAACAGATTCTCTCCCGTCACGACCGGTTCAAGCGTCAGGCCCTTGATTCCCAGATTGGCGAGGTTGAATTGACGATCGGTCTGTTCACCGCATTCTTCACACTTGATTTGCGTGTCGTAATCAGTTCCGTAACCAACGGCACGAACCGCGATCATCAGTGCGTTCATGTCGCCCATCAGCAATGAATCAACATCGACTGATTTGTTACACAGACATGACTTGATCAATTCGGAGATCACGGTGCCGTTCTTTAGCAACGCAGATGACGTGAGGATGTCCTCCTCACGTGCGGTCATCGCAGTGATATCGACGGTCTCAACGAGGTGGAAAGGATGATCGGGCGGATACACCTTTCCTTTTGACGGAAGTGAGACCGCGGATACAGGGACAACGTCTACCTGCAACTGAACCTTCGGCAAGGTTGTTGTTTGCTGCGGTGTCTCCGAAAATACCTTGTTTGAGGACGATCTATCATCTGGCATGCTCATATTGTATGAACAATGCCACGAATGTTAACCGTTTACACTACATGTTGATGATGACTCTGCCACATTCTGGCAGAGGTGCGATGTTGTCCTACCGAACGTTACATCGAAGTTGGAATTCACCTGGCGAAAGTTATGATCGCACTTGTGCTCCTTTACAGTACGAACGAGCTTGACAACACAAATCGTTACGACAACAACCAACACCGTTACAGCTAGAATGGTGAAAGCCATGTACGATGATCATGTAATCAGTGGATGAACACACGATCTTGTCCTCACCACCGTCCAATCAGATTTTTGTGAAAGTTGCGACCTGGTCATGTCGTAATCAACTTGAAACATTTTTCCAGGTTTCAGTTTCAGGTGAGCCGTACATACCATGAACACGACGCTCGTAATGTCCTGATTTCTGATACGTGACACGATCACGTAATACACGAGCTTGTTGTCATTCTTGAATAACATGTCACCCGGTAACAACGTTGTCCATTGTCCGTCCCAATCGTTGGTGATCATAGATAAAAAAGTAAGAAGTCCGACCCACCGAACAATAATTTCTCAAATTAAGATGTGCTCCACACCACGTACACATCGATGTCGGGAGGAAGAAGATCACGAACCTGCTGCGGAAGTTTGTTAATGCGTTCCTCTGCAATCGCTTTCTGCGATTCATTCGGTGTGAACATCAAGCTCGACAATTTCACGTTCTCGCCGCATTCATCAAATGAACCAAGTTCAAAACCGATCCAACCCGCCTGAACGTATCCACGACCCGTGTATGCCGTGTCAAAGAAATCACCTGATTCGAACAGGAACTCGAGAAGATCGTTGCCATCGACAATATTATTGTCTGAAATCCATTCCTTGTCGATCGATGCGATGTCGATGTTCTTGACGCTCGTTTCAAAATATTCAGAATTCGGTAATCCGTAGATTACCTTGGCAATCGCGTATGTCATGATGAACGATAACACATGTACGATGTCAAAACACCAATAATTACGTTCGTTCGTGCACGGCGAGTGCAATGCTCTCGCAGACACGACGTTGAATCTTAACGACGATGCTGGTATCCATCAATCCAAGCTTTCGTAATTCATCGATCGTCAATCTCGAAATGGCACCGACCGATACAAGGTGATCAACCAGCACCTCGGTTCGTTCTATCGACAGGGCGGCAACGGCGGACAGGTCACCGAGGAACATCGTGTCACGTCGATCCAGCGCGTTGATCATGTGCTTCATCGCCATTCTGCTCGAGGGATCGTCGCACTTTGATGTGCAAGATGACCCTGACGGTGCTGAATTTCTCGTCTTAAAGTGATCAAAATCGTCCAGGAGGTCAAACAGCGGCATCGTGATCTGTAAATATCGATCACCTCGGTGCATTGCAAAACTTTTGAGCTCGTTCGTGGTGATGAACCTCATTTCATGACCTTGACCGTGGCAGTGTCGTAATCGACGTACGAGACGATCTGTCGGTGGCGCCTTCTAAGGAATGTCGCCTCTGTCAAATGCGGTTCAATCCTTGACACGGAGATCACGAGGTACGGGCCGTCACCGTGGATCATCGTCATTCCAGGCAGCTGGATCATCGTCATTCCAGGCAGCAGGCACCGCCAAGCAATCCTGGTTGTAAACCTATCGAAGTTCATAAAAACACACAGCATCGTATGCCTCGTCCTGTGCCTGTCGTTGAAGCGCTCGCTGCAACCCGTCATTTTCGTCTCATCCCGGATACTACGTGGCTGCAATGCGTTTTGTCGCACTTCGTGATGCGATGTTACGCATCACTGTGCGGGGGTTGCAAAGCACATCCGTGCTTTGCACGGGTGGATCCCACTGTGTGACCCATTCACTCTCGCGGCACGGACGCACATAGCACACTCACCAGGGCGCTCGCATCGAATGCACTCTTGTCCCTCGTAGCAACAAAAAGAATCGTGTGTCACCGTAAGTCAAGAGCTTTCGAAATTGGGTTCGGTCCAGGACTCAGTCTTTCCTCTGTTCCTCACGAATTGCTGCGGCTTTCTCCAACATGAGTTGACTTTGTTGCGTTTTTAATTAACAGTGCTCCGGCGCTCACGCTTCGTTTTCTCTCACTTCCGTTTAAAATTCACCGTCGAGGGGGGCTGCGAAGAATGCCAGCGTCATTCCGCTCATGATCAGATCGTTCGTCGCCAGCATGAGTTGCTCGCTGCGACTCGCAACCAAGCGAGTCAGTTCATTCTATCACGTTGAGAGGGCTTGAACACTCGAAAAGACCGGTCGGAACGACTTGCGAGACTACAGTGACTCAGGCGCTCAGAGACTTTCGCTCGCCGCAATAGTCTCCAGACTTCAGCGGGCACCTTGCGGTGTGTGGAGACTTCGACAGAACGTCTCCGTCTCTCAGTCGTAGAACGATCTACGGGCCTTCTTTTCGAGCTCATCGACCTTCGATACCAGTGAGTTGACGAGCTCTTGCAATGCTGTGACCTGATCCTGCAGAGATGCAGGAGGATCGACGTATTCACCACCGGGAGGGTGAGGATTCTTTTTTGTCTACGCTTGATTCATGATTGATCCTAACATATTCATGGCGAAAGAACACTCATTCATGAGTCGAGTCGACGCTTCATTTCTGAGTGACTGGAACGCCAGCAAAATCTTCTGCGACGTTTTCGGACGGCGGAACACATTTTCCTAACGAATCGTCTGCATTCGTTCCTCATTCCGCCTGAGAAGATGCGTGTGCATGCGAGTCGACGTCGATGCGCCCGTACTCTTTTTCCGCTTTCCAGCAGTGTTTCAAGTCCGAACTGCGCATGCTCGCGTGCCAATGTCGCGAGCCTCGGCCGACGTTTACGGTTGCGGTCGGTCGCGTGGGGCAACCCGCCCCCTTGTTCATTGTTTCACACTGAAACACGATTGGGTTCAACAGACAGTAAGGCGTGCGTCGACGTCGACGCATGCGGGTGTGACAACGTGTACGCCAGGCGACACGCTATTGCGACGCGGTTGCACGGCCGCGGTTACACTTCCGATGTAAGCTTCGCAATCCGAGATTGTTCAGCAATCGAGGCTACGATCAACGATCGTGTCGTTCGGAAGGTCGACGAGCATAGCGAATGCCTTGAGGATTCGTTCCTTCGAAGGCTTGAACGTCTCGCCCCAAGCCGGTCGCTCGTAACGTGCCGTGACGCACCCATGATCATCACGGAGCTCGAACGTGTCGTAGTTGGTTGAATGATCGACGTTGAATGAGTACTTCATGATCTTATCCTAACACGTTTTGTTGGTGAAAACACGTTAAAGAGGACGCTGTTCGGTGGTGACCAGAACGTGCAGTCCTTGGTTGACGGGCTCGTGACCTTCGAGCGTGAGTTCGTTCTCAGAAAAGTACGACTTCGCTATCTCCCACGCTGCAGTCGCATCACGTTCGATGACGACCATCGTTCCTGCTGACGAGCGTGAGGACCAGGTGAAGGTGTAGAGGAACATTAGAGAATCCCATGTTGAGAATGTTTAGCAAGCAACTCACGCTTGGCGGCAACGCATGATTCGAACATCTCCTTCGAGATGACAACAAAATCGAGTCCGTTGTTCCCCGGATCACGACCATGAACGTCCTTGATCAATTTCTTCAATGCACGTTCGTTCTTAGCTTCGATGAAACACACGATCGTTCCCAGATTCAGCCTTAGGTTCACCTTGAAGTACATGATCTAAGTGTATCAGGAATCGTGGAGGAAAACACAAACGATTTCACTTCGTTCCGTCTTGGAAATGACAATCGGGAGATCGGACCCATTCCAACCTCCCGACCACCATTGTTTACCCAGGATCTATTTTGGTAGGCGTGATAAGTCTATCGTACTCCTTATGACACCGACGTATCAATGTCTCGCCAAGCACTGCACGTGCGTGTTGGTACGCTTCGCTCGATCGAACGATACGATGCGTGAATCTATCAGCAACGTCACCCTCGTCCCTTCGATACCGACGACCATTCGAGGTTTCACAATGGAACCATCGGGCTCCAGGCTCATGTCCTGCATCAGGATGTCCCCGGGTGAAACATCTTCCCAGTGCATGAATTGCTTTTTCATTGTTCCTTCACTCCCACGATCACCGCGATCATTTCAAGTCTCTTCAGCATCTCCAGGAACATTCCCGGATGATCCATCTTTGCTAGGTCCATCGCAAGCATCGCTCTCGGGTGCGAGTGCAATCGCGTCTCCATGAGGGCGTCGATGATGAACAGACCTTCGAGTTGGTCTGCTCTTTTTTTCCATTTCACCTTTGCTTCCATGTTGGCGGCCGGCCAGGGTTCCTTGTTGGTGTACGTGCCGAGCCTTATCTTATCGCGTACGCTGAATCGATCAACTCGAGGCAGGTAGCGCAGTCGGGTGTGATCCCGTTCGTCAATCGACTTCTCTTCATTCCCTCCTTGAGTGTGAGAACCTCTTGAAGGTTCCAAAGGTTCACCGTGTATTCCCTTGTATTCCGTCATACCACTTCCTTTCTCCCGACGTGATGAATGTGACATTATTTACCAGGTATGTGACATTTTTGTGTTTCGAACTCAAATCATGTGATAAGGTTAATTTGTACGAACATGCAAACATGTTCTTAACGCTGGATCGCATTTGAAAGTGTTCAAATGCGAAGGTTCTTAACAAAGGAAAAATCATAATGGAAAATCAGTCCGCTAACAACGAAGAGACGGTCACGAACGAGAACGTGACCGAGGAAACATCCACCAAGGTTAAGAAAACGAAGTTAACCCCGGATGAGAAGGCAGAACGTAAGGCTGCACGTGAGGTCAAGCGGGCTGAGAAGGAAGCGAATCGTCCTCCCAAGCATTCCGCGAAGGTTGCAACGGCTCGGAACAGGCTTCCGAAGCTCGACAATGACTTGGTGAAGACATTCGATAGCTTGGTTGGGGAACTTACCAACGTTCAGTTGGAGACCCTCTCAAGTCACTTGGCACTCACTGCACGGGAGCGTCGTACGACCTCTGCGGTTGGGAAGACCGTCAAGCAGGGTCAGGTGGTCAGGATTGTCGATGGTGATGCGGGTTTCGTCGGTCAGATCGGAACCGTCACCAAGGCGAATCGAATTCGGTGCTACGTGGAGGTTCCCGGAGCCGAGAATCCACTGTACCTGTTCACTTCCGACGTTGAGTCGGTGGAGAACGATGTTGAGATCGAGGATGCAGACCTCTCCGTGGCCGCTTCGGCTTGAAGCCTTCGCTTGCTGGCGGTTTGATTTCTCACCTGGTAGAAATTAGTTTGGGGATGGATCGCAGCAAATCAATCACATCCCCAAACCTTTCAACTCCTGCTTTTTAACGTTGCTTTCCCCCTTCACTATAAGGGTTCTGCATCGCACATCAGCAGTGACATCACGATCTCGCTCCTCGCGGGAGCGTTCGTGATGAACTTCATCAGGCAGCCTGCACCGAAGAATCCGTGTCCTCCTCGTCACCACCGAGCTTCTCGATCTTCCTGATCATGTTCACGTTCTCGGTGATCAGCAACAGAGCCGTGCTGACGGCATCGTATGCAGCATAGTGCTGCTTGTCACTGTTCTTCGGGGTTGTCGGGAGCTGAACACCCTCGAGTGCCTTTTGGGCTCCACGGGTCAGCTTCTTGATTCGGTCCAGGTGAAAGCGAGTCAAATTTTCCATGGTGTGTTACATACCTTTCTTTTTGTCCTCTTTTGACGAACATCGTTGTGACGGTTCGTTCATGAACATGTTTGTAACACGGTGTGTCAATGTCCAACACAACAAAGATGCGAGTTAATGAACAATTTATGTCGCATGATTGTACGTCGTGTGACATTTATGTTACATGGTACATATTGTCACAATGCTGCAACCCTCGTGATCTCGATTATTCTCGAGATGAAAGGATTAAACCTTGACCTTTGAATCATTCGGTGACATGAACTTAGCGTGGCAACTCGTGATCATAATCGGGACGACCGGAATCATGTGCGGCGCAATCGGCGGTGTGTTCATGCTGCAGGATCGTTGGCACGAGCGCAAGTTCGCGACGAATGACACTGTCGTGTTCGCGCAAACGATCGATACACGTTTCAAGATCATAGCGAACCGTGTTAAGGATCTTGAAAAGGCGCTCAAAAATTCGAACATCGACCTGGCTGAGGATTTCTCCAAGACTCACGAGTTCGATACGAGAACCCGAGTCTTCAAACGATGAAGGTTGACATCATCGATCTCGACCCGGGCGACCTGCTCGTGGTTGGATCGTACGTATACATCGTAGTGTCGTTCTCGCATGGCGAGGTCAACGTCCTTTCACCCATGACGAACTCATTGGTTTCGATATCGATACAGAGATCAAGATTATTTCTGTCAGGTATTACAACACACGTGAAATGCAATTGTGCATAACTTTAAAATGTAAATCTTCAGGAATCCTGTTACAATGACTTTCATCAACGAACATGAAAGAGGAACAAGATGTGCAGGATTTCTTTTAAGATGGGAGACCGTGTCCGTCTCGCGGACGGAAGGTTGGGCTTCGTAGCTTGTCCCCTGTTGGGACTCGTGATCGATGTCGCTTTCATACGAAACGGTGACATGACGCTCGAAACGGTTCCGAAATGGAATGTTAACAACCTCGAAGCCAAGGGATCATGCAATACCTGTTCGACGTCGGCATTGAATGAACTTTCGGGAGTTGTCCAATTGGAAATCCATTCAGGTATGCCGAAGCATCGTTGACCGACTCAGGATGGCAATCAACGATCGAGCAAATTGAAATCATGAACGTATAATGTTGTGTTTTCCTCAACGAATCCTGATATCATTAGATCATGAACAAGAACAACGTCCCTCGTACCGAATCGCTTCCGAGCGTCAACAACGTCACCTTCAAGGTCGGGGATGGCGTTCACTGGGGTTTCAACGGTGACACACGTCCAGGTACCGTCGTCGCTGTGAGCAGGTCGGGTCGGGAGGTCACTGTCGTTCTGGATAAATTCGTGATCGACGAGGATGATAAAGGCTTCAAGGAAGGTCCGCGTAAAGGAACGTTCATTCAAAGACCACGAAACAACCTCGAATGTCCGATGAACGCCGTGAATTCTTTCGACAATGTGGTAAACGTGGTGCGGCGAAATCAAAACGTTTGAGGGTTAGCGGGCCCGCTGTCTAAGCCAGCCCCAAACCAGCTGGTAAAACCAGCCCCATTTAAGCCTAGGGGCCAGGCCAGCCCGTTGCAACCTTTTTAGGGCCTTCTCGAGCCACTCCCCGGGACTAAGGGCTCCTCAACAGCGCGCGTGTTTTCATTCAGAATTCGAGACATGTTCTTTCCCATCGAAAGTGATATCGGTGGCCCTTCCGACGATCGATTCGTACCATTGATCGTGTTCTTTTTCCAGACAGTGATGAGGTTCTTTGAGGTCAAGTGAGCGCCTTCGGCGAGGGTATCGGCGAGGGTATTGACATCCCGTTTACGGAAATACTTCCGGGTGATCTGATCGTACCGCTCTCATGGAAAATTCTGTGCGTGTTATCAATCGTTCGCGTCGAGCATCCGTACGAGGATTCTTTTTATCGGCTACAATTCCTTGCGAAGCAGGATCGGCTGCGGTGGGTTCATGATTCAGTATCGTACAGGCAACAATCGCATTTTGGGGCGAGATACCACTACCGAAACGGTCAATCGTTGAAATTCTAGGAACGTGATGCAAATTTGGGTTTTCTGTTTAAATTGTTGTTCTTTCCTCACGAAAGTAATATCCTTAGATCATGAAACACTCCACTCGCATCATCAAGTCCCTCAAGAAGAACCAGCCCACGAACCTCCTCATCAAGTGGGGTGATAACACCACCTTGAATCTCAAAGGCGTCGTGAAGAAGGTGAATCATACCAAGCGAGAGATCATGGTCATTTCCAATGGCATCGAGTACACCTTCGGTTTCGAGAACGTCGTATGAACGACAGGATCAAGAAGGCCTCGGACAATGTCCGAGGCCTTCGAGAAAGCGAAGACAGAGTACTACGAAGAAGTTGAACTTGCGAGGAAAGAAAATCGTCCGGTTTCGGAGTTCATCGTCGGAAAATTCAATGGGCTGAGCCTGGCCCGTCACATCGTGTGGAACGTGATAAATGGAAACTAAACGACGACGACGAACTCGCAAAGAACATGCCTGGCATGTTCCTAAATCAAAGGTTCATGTGATCGTACCCGTACGAATCAATTACATACCTCATGTTCGTTCGATCACGAACGAGGTTTTCCGCTTTGAAAAATCACTTATCAATCGTAACAAGCGCGTCGAGAGACGATTTGCTGAGAATTTCAACCTGGGTTTGTTGTTAGAGACTGGGCGGCGCGGAACATTCTCATTAAGGTCGCGGATTTATGACTGATGTGCAGAAACGGCTACTCACAATCCGTTTGCGGTTGCGCCTGGAAGAGACCCTGAAGATGGCTCGAGAATCTGAAATTAGATGGGCTTCAGAAGAGGCTGAAGAAAAACTTAGGCACGTTTGCACGGCTAGGTGCCCTGTAGACTGCCTATGGTGATTCTTTCTAAGATGATACCGCGGGGGTTCAATAAATGGTGAGTACACCGTCATCCGAAACGGAAAATTGATTAAAGATCGGTCATTTTTATGCTTCTTTACGAGCTTTTCAATCGTTGGTGCAGAAAGTTTTAATGTTCTTTCACGAGGAACATGATAGGATCTAACATGAATTCTTTTCCGGTTGCTGAAAATGCCCGTTTTCGTCATCGCATCATGCGCAGGGATACAACGGCCACTGAATCATGTGGTCGCGATACGATCAGAATGACACGTACACCCGATGGCCTACTGGCGATCGCTGATCGTCATGCGAACGAAGGTAACTTTGAGGCATCGGAATTTTTTTTGATGATGGCTGAGAACGCAGAACCGCTCGAAATCGAGATTGATTTCGAACCTCTCGGTTAATTTGTGTTCTTTCGTCAGGAACATGTTAAGATCAGATCATGAACAAGTTCCCCTCCGTTGAATCCCTTCTCGGTCTCTCGCGTCAGTTCACGATTGGTTATACCGTTACAGTGAACGATGTATTGGGTTACGTTGCTTCATCGAACGAACCAGTCGTCATTGGATCGTCGCCTGCTCTCACAATTGCGACATGCACCGATCTCGTTGAAATCGTTGGCACGACGATGCAAGGTAACGTCAAGATGAACCTCGTCAAGATGTTGCCAGACGGTCTTGCGCGATTGAATGCGTGAACGATGTGAACGATCATCGGTGAATTAGCAACGACTCTCGATCAATCGAACCTTGTTCATTCAACCACCGATATGGTACTATTAACGTATGAAGTTCAGAAAGAACGATCAAGTAAATTTAAACGTGAAGTTCGGTGCGAAGACGCTTGCCGTGAATGGTATTGTGAAGAAGGTCGATGGTAATCACGCTGAGTTGACCGTCGATTGTGGTAACGTTGAGTACACGTTCGGATTCTGTGACATCGTTGAATCTGTATTGAAAAGTGACTGAACGAGCAATTCTTGCCGGAAAATTGAGGTATTACGACATGAAGCCAGGGATATTCTTTTTGTCGAGATTACGAAGGATTTCAACGAACGTTGTTAGTCATTGGTTCAAGTTCCCCTTAGAGATTGTTTTTTCGAAAAATTGTACACTTTATGATCGAATATCACCAATGTGATCTTTTTCTAGCACCCGAAGGTTCTATTCTCGTTCACGCATGTAACGCGAAAGGTGTATGGGGTTCAGGGATTGCAAAGGAATTCAAACGAAGATTTCCTCTTTCATTTGAACAATACGAAAAATATTGCAAGCAACCTATCGAAATCACGAGGGGATCGTGCCTTCTTGTGGGAGAAGGCCAATTCGGCATAGGCTGCCTGATCACATCGAACGGTTATGGAAAACACGTTGACGATCCTGAGACAATTTTGCTGGCGACACGATCAGCGTTCAACGAGTTGCTCGAACAGATCGGATCGGACACAGAAATTCACATGCCGAAGATCAATTCAGGTTTGTTCAATGTTCCTTGGGAGTTGACGGAGCAAGTATTGAACCAGACGTTGAACGATCATTGCAACATTCACAGGTGCGTTGTTTATGAACTTTGATAAAAATGATGCAAAGCGACGGAAAATCATTCGTGAGTACAAAGAAGATCTGACTCAAGCAGGAGGTGAACATTACTTTCTTTGGAGAGAAAATGTGCGACCTGGTACGCTGATCATGAATTGTAACGATCCAAAAGTTGATTTCCTTGTCATTTCATGTGAAATTATCTATCATGAGGACTGTGATGATTCGAAGGTAAAAATTCTCGTTCTTGACATGAAGAGAAAAATAACGTTTACCTGGTACAGGTACGATCGGTATTCCATTTACGATTGGATACTTTTACAACCTTTGAATGTTTCTTCGTTGAACCTATGATATGATCAACACCATGATTACGAAGCAATGTTTGCTTACTCGAGGATTCACGAAGTACAAGAATAACGAGGGAAGCTGGGCGGACGAATTCTACAAGTTGTGCGTTCGGAATTCAAGTAAGAATCTTTTCTTCATCGACATGAAGTACTACCGCAACGTGTCGCAGCCGTGGGCACCGAGCGCTAGAATGTACAGGAGTTCTGATTGTTCGTTCACGGTTTCCTTTGTCGTGGAAAATAGTTGGACGATCGATCGTTTGATCGCGGAGTTCACTCTGGCATACACATTGATGCAATGCGTGCCAGACATTCACAACAATGACTGATGTTCTTTCTTAGAAGAACGTGATACAATTAATCATGGGAACCAACAATATCAAAGCGTACCCTCTTGAACGCGCCGAAGAGATTCTTAATGGTCCGATGTCGCTTGACAAAGCAATCCTGATCGCCGTCATCGGGCATGCGGGTCAGGAGGATAAGGGCGGTAACAGCTACATTCGTCACCCGCTTCGCGTGATGGAGGAACTTGATTCTGAGGATGAAATGATCGCGGGCGTGAGTCATGACCTCGTCGAAGACACAGACATCACGCTGGAAGATTTGACCGAGGTGGGATTTTCCAACACTCACATCAAGACGATCGATGCTCTCACGAAGCGTGATGGCGAGACGTACGTTGAAAGCATCGAACGCGTCACGAAGAATCCGACCGCTCGTAAGGTCAAGACAAAGGACATCAAGGACAATTCAAAGCTTTGGCGCCTGAAGTCAAAGAAGCTCGGCCCGAAGGATCTTGAGAGGATGCAAAATTACATCGACGCTCTCGTCGTCCTGGGAGAGATCGACAAGAAGTGAACATTGTACCCGGTACGTTATTGATGGTACAGACCATCAATCCAGGGAGGATTCAAGCTCAAATGCTCGACATGCGTCATAAGTTGCATGACATCAAGAGTGGAACGACGGTACTTGTTTTAAGCGTGGAAAAATGTAAAGAAAGCGTAACATTTACGTACTTCGTTAACGGTCAATTGTTTTGGAATCGGATGAATGCCGAGCATGTTGAATTCCATCACAACTTTGATTTTAAGGTTCTTTGATGAACAAGACAAGGTTCGATCAACTCGCTCCCGGTGATCTGTTGCTTGCAACGGCGGGAATGTTATGTAAGCCGATTCAAAGTTTTGTCATTTCAAGAACGGAACTCGAGATCACAGTGTTGTGCGAGGACATGCACGTGGAATCGTGGGATCTTGACGAGATCAACGAGTCAGATATCACCAGCATCGTAGATTCCGAATGGAAATTGATCGAGTATTCTCGTGAAGTACAACGAACTCGTTCCCGGTGATTGGTTGATCGAAGCGGACAATCAATTCAATAATGAACGTACGTTAATGTGGTGCTTCGTGCTTTCACGCGTCAATGACGAGATCCGGGTAATTGATGAATGCGCAAGAATCATTCACTGGCACAGCCTTGACATGAAGGTTGACGATGGTTGGATCGTGATCAAAAATGATCGGTAGCTTTGTAAAATTGTACAGGTACGGTTTTTCTCCCACGCCTGATTGGAACAAGTATCGTCTTGTTTATCCCACCGTCCCGGCTCGTAAACATCCCTCGGCAAGTTTGTTGGGGTTGATATTTGCTATTTACGAAACAAACGCTGGATTCACCGTGGGAATCATTTTCAATGGTATCGTTTGCTACGACACGCTCAAATCGTTGACAACGCTGAAACAAAACATCGTTGAATGATCTCGGCTGGAGATTGAACGAGCAATGAATGCATGTGTAGAATTGATCAACTGATGAAAAAAGAAAAATTGCTTGAGTTCAATGACACCACAAAAAGAACTAAGTTCATTGAATTTCTCGAAGAATATACTTGTACCGATCTCATTGATGCGTTCAATTCAACCAAGAATCCTCAGGTAAACCTCGTTCCGTTTAAATCTTCGATCCTTAAGGAACAAACGACAATGTCACAGGAAGTTTACGATCTTTTCAAGAAAGAAATTGATTCTTGTTGGTTATTGACAATAAATGGTGAAAGCATGTTAATTTCTTCTGCAGGAGCATCAAAGTTAAAAACGTATGGTTTTTGATCTTGGTCACGGTGTAACGATTGAAGATCGTTCTAAAACAGGTTTCATTATTCGTGTCAATAAAAATTTTAAAGGTGAACAAACGTATCTTGTACGATGGGTACATCCACGAGATGCTGCGGGATCACAAGAAACTATCGTTCATTTAGCATTGTTCACGTTGTACGAAGGCCATTTTAACGTTTGAATTTCCGGTTGGGGAAGAAAAATATGTCTAAGAAAGATATTGACGACCCGTCTGTGAGAATTCCACGCAAATTTGCTGGACTTCATTCTCACGACGGGTCGTCCTAGTGCTGCCTTTGATGGGCTTGGTTCACCCTCAGACCACATTGCATGGTGTAAGGAGAATGGTTTAGATGCTTGGGCCGCAACTAATCATGGGCAAATGAATTCGTATGCGAACGCCGCATTGTACGTTGAAAAGCTCAACAAGGGTGGCGATAATTTCAAATTTATTCCTGGCTGCGAGCTCTACATCCATCCCGATCTCGAACAATGGAAGAAGGATTACGAGCTCGACAAGACAACGAAAGCTGATGAAAAGGAGAAAAAGAAACAAGCGAAGAAGGAGCTTGAAAAGATCAAGACATTGATCGATGTTGAGCAAGATCCGAATGGAGAAGTCATTGAAATGACGAACTCTCTGACGATTGAGAACGAGGATGAGAGCAAAGGTTCAACGAAGTTCTTTAAACCAGTTAATAGACGTCACCATCTCGTTGTCCTTCCAAAGAACTCAAACGGTCTTCTCGATCTTTTCAAGCTCGTATCGGTTGGATACTTGGATGGCTTTTACAGATTCCCTCGAATCGATTTCAAGGCTTTGAAGGAGGCTGGAAAGAAAGGAAATCTGATAGCAAGTTCAGCCTGCTTGGCGGGTCCGATGTCATGGGAGACACTGAGAGTATGTCAAGAAGTCGAATTTGACAAACTTAATGCGACGATTTTGAACGATGCAACGCTGCTTGATCGTGCTGTGAAAAACGTCGGTCTGATTCATGAACGTCTCATCGATTGTTTGGGGGAAGAGAATGCATTCTTGGAGATCCAGTTCAATCGATTGGGCGCACAGGATCTAGTGAATCGTGCTATCATCGAGTACGCAAGACGAAGCAATTTTACGAAGCAATTGATCGTAACATGTGACAGTCACTATCCTCGTCCCGAAAGTTGGCTTATTCGCGAAGTGTACAAAAAATTGGGATGGATGAAGTATCAAGACTTCACGCCCGATATGCTTCCAAAGTCTCGCGAAGAGCTGAAATGTGAATTGTACCCGAAGAACGCGACCCAAGTTTGGGAGGAGTACCAAAATTCTAAAGTTCGTGAAGGTAACGAGTTCTACGATGATACCGAGATCTTTGATGCAATCGAGAGGACGCATGATATCGCTCATAACGTGATCGGTGATGTGAAGCTCGATAAGACCCCCAGGTATCCCACGAAGATCGTCCCCGTGGATACGACGGCATTCAAGATGTTGACAAAGTTGACGATTGAAGGCCTTCGACAAAAAAAGCTCGACAAGAACAAAGAATATGTAGATCGTCTCAAATTCGAACTCGGTGTTATCAAGCAAATGGATAATGCGGCATACTTCGTCACGTTGTCGAAGATGCTGAGCCTTGCTCGAGATGTGGTACTTCTCGGTGTTGCGAGAGGTTCATGCGGTGGCAGTTTGGTTTGTTACCTTTGTTCTATCACGGATCTCGATCCCATCAAGTATAAGTGTCGTTTTGATCGCTTTATGAATCCTCACCGCGTGGGCCTTCCGGATGCTGATATCGATGTTTCAGATCGTGATAAAGTTCTAGATGTTTTTCGAAAGGAATTTGGATTCAACAACGTTTTGCCAATTTCGAACGTGAACGTTTTCAAGATCAAATCACTTTTGAAAGATCTTTCCAAATTCAATGGTGTTCCATTCGATGAAGCGAATGAAGCGACGCGAACTGTTGAACAGGAGGTTAGAAAGGCGACGCATGAAGCTGGAGCCGACAAGAATCTCTTTGTTTTGACGTACGATGATGCGATGAAACACAGTCCTTCTTTTTTGGCATTCATTGAAAAATATCCCGCGGTTGGTGAACACATGAAAAGCCTCTTCAAGGAACAAAAATCGCTTGGAAGGCACGCGGGTGGTGTGATCATTTTAGATGATGCGGCTTCACAGATTCCAATCATAACGTCGAAAGGAGAACCTCAAATGCCTTTCGGGGAGGGGGTGGCACAGAAAACCTGCGAACCATTAGGTTACATTAAGTACGACATTCTAGGTTTGGAAACTATGAGATTGATCGAACGAACGATATCTCTTATCATCTCACAAAAACTTGGAAAATTGATCCAACTCGAGTTCGATGATGACAATAAAATTGAACTTTACGAAAATGAAGAGGTAAAATTAACAACGGGTGAATTCATTCGAGCAAAAGATCTCAATGAGAATCACGATGTCATGATACCTTTCGTAAAAAATGGAACGTCCTTACCTTCAACAGAGAACAAAGTACTGGTTTCACACTAAATGTGGAAACTTTCGTCTCACTCAAGAAGGTATAGATTTCTTTAGTGAGTTGCCTAAACTCACTGGTCCACATCCCATACCATCTAGTTGTCCGATTTGTGGAGCAATTCCTCGACAAGGGAAGAATCCTCTTTTAGCTTTGTCGATACATTTTGCCCGCTTGCATTCTACGGATAAAAGTCAACTAACAATTGCTTCACATTTCAACGGGATCAAACCTGTTTGCAAAGTATGTTCGGCGGACGTGATTCATCGTGGTGTGACACATGGATTTAAGATCTTGTGTGAACAATGCGATGATCTTCGTGTCGTTGCAAACACAGCCAAGAAACGAAAATTGAAACACGAAGTTGCGTGGAACAAAGGTCTCACTCAAGAAACTTCTGATTCCGTCAAGCGAGGAACGATCAATTGTTCAAAAACGTTGACAAAATTCGGAGCGTGGAGCAAAGACCTTTCTCTTAAAAAGAATCCTGACAATGAAAGTCTTCAAAAACTTTCTAAGAATACATCAATCGGATTGAAAAAATTCTATGAAACGAACGAATCATGGTGCACGGGTCTCACGAAGGAAAATAGTGAGATCATTCGTAATCGTGGTCAAAAAATTCATGAAGCATTCGTACGAATCCCCTTAAAAGAACGATTCAGTGAAAATGGTCGTCGTAATCTGCAAAGTAGCATGCGCCGTGTTCAATTGCTTCAAGCGGAAAAACAAAAAATTCCAATTGAGACGATCATTGAACGAATCAATTCAATCAATCATAATTGGACACCTTGTTTTTCGATTGACACAAAAACATTCAAACCAATCTGGTCAATTTGGGCCGGAGAACTTCGAGAATATCAATGTGTCCATTGCAAACAAGTCTACAAAAACGGCTCGAATGTTTTCATTGGCTGGGATGGTGAAGGAAAGAAATGTCCGTGTCAAAAAACCGGAAATTCAAGGGCTGAATTCGAAATCGAAGATTTTTTGAAATTACATGAATTGAACGTAAGTAGAAATAATCGATCGGTGATCTCTCCTTGGGAACTAGATTTCATCATTCCCGAAAAGAAGTTAGCCGTCGAATTCAATGGATTGTATTTTCACAGCGAGATAAAGAAAGCGAATACGATCTGGTATCATGAAAATAAACGCAATATGTGCGTCAAAAACGATTATTCGTTGTTTCACATTTATGAAGATGAATGGAATAATAAACGCGACATTGTCAAATCAATGATCCTTCAAAAACTTGGTCATGTTCAACGAAAACTTCACGCTCGTAAATGTGAAATTTTTGAATATCAAGAACCTGGTGAACTTCGATCATGGTTTGATACGAATCATATTGATGGTTACGTGAATTCGGAATACGCTTTCGTGTTGAAGGAAAATGATGAAATTGTATTCGCTGTTCTACTTCGTAAACCATTTCATCAAAGAACTTACGGTGACAAAACGATTGAAATTGCACGATTTGCATCAATACTGAATTCGAACGTTCGAGGCGCGTTCATGAAATTAATGAATCAAATCAAGCTTTGGTGTTTCAAGAATGGTTTTGGTAGAATTCTTTCGTATCATGATAACCGATTCGGTGGCTCGGGTGATTGTTATAAACGTGCAGGGATGACATTGCTTCGTACAAGTGGTATTTCATGGTGGTGGACAAATTATCGTGAACGTGTGAATCGTTTTGAATTCAAAAATAAACAATCTGCCGCGAATGAAGGTTACTATAAAATTGGGGGATGTTCGAACGAAGTGTACGTGCTTGATTTGTGAAATCAAAGAAACGATGCTAGAAAAGTATCGACGAGATGTACGTTATCGACAATTTTAATACGGTAATGGTATGACACATTATGTTTATACGTCAAAAAAACCACATGGATACATTGAGGGTGTAGGTGGTGTCGTAAATGGAAACGTGTTTTATCAAACGGTCGATGAGGTTTTAGATAATCTTGATCGAGGTGAACGATATTACGTTTCAACACGTATCGGAGAACCGTTGGTTGAAATTCACCCAATGCAAAACGGGCCATTAACGGAAGTTCATCAAAAACAATTGGGAAGGATTCATCCCGAACGTTCAATTCGAAGTGACGCTGATATAACATCACATAACAATCTTGACAATCTTCCAGAATGTCCTTGATCATGACAGACATCTCTGAATACGAGTCAACGTACGCTTCGTCATTTCCTCAACTTCCTACGATGCGAAAGCTTTGGCATTCGGATTACTGGGACGGCCCAATTAACGGGTTGTGCATAGTGAACGATGAAAAGTGTTGGTACGAGATGATTGAAGAGAATTCTGATAGTGGTCATGACGTTCCCGATGAACCATTACCTTGGTACCGTCGATACCTCGTCTGGAAATTGACTGATGAACAACTTAATTACGTTGAAGTTCGTCATGAGAAGTTTCGCAGAATGGTAGGAACTCACAGTGATTACGTTTATGACGAGAATGATGCCTGTTCAAGAGGAAAGTACCAGCCCAACGGTGAATTAACGAGCCAATACTACGAGGAGGCAAGGATCGAAGCTGATCTTGAAAAGCCATTGAACATCTCGCCTGCAGTTGAACGTATCATCGGATGGCATGAAACGTGATAATTACGAATCATGAAGATCACCCTAAAACAATTGAAAGATATCATAAAGGAAACAATGGAACGAAACAATTACAAGCCAAATGATCTTTACTGGTTCTCGTTTCCCGATACACCCGAAGAATTGTCGATTTGTCGATAAGATGATTTTTTAGTGTCGTAAAATTTTCAGGAGATTATGAATAGATTTTTGCTGCCTGTTTTATTGATTTCGTTTGCTTGTTCAAGCGAACATGAACAATTATTTTGTTCACCTGACGACGGAACGTACGTCGTAAAATTCACCGAAGTTTCGGGTGACTGTAACATGAAATTGAATGGTGACATTGTCGATGAACGATTCACGATTGATGGAAAAAATTTAATTAATCCGATGTCGTCTGAAAACTGTGTGAATGATCTTCACCTCGAAGGTTGTGTAATTGTGGGTGATGTCATTTGTGACATTATGGCTCGTAATGGAACGAACATTCACGTTGAATCGAACATTGATTTCGATACCCGGGGAGAAGGAACTCAAGAATCAAGCGTTGAATTCGATTCAGAACCTTTTTGTTCATCGAAGTACTCTACAATCATTATTCAAGAGTGATGTGTTCTCAACATGATTTCATGTTATGATTGAACATGACAGATTTTCACGTGGATATCGTTCGTCTAGGAAAGATTGAAAATCATCCCAACGCTGATCTTCTCGAGATCACGAATGTGCACGGCGGTTATCCGTGTATCCTGAAAAAGGGTTCCTTTAAGGAAGGGGATCTCGCAGTTTACATCCCGATAGACACGACGCTACCCGACGTTCCAGAATTCTCGTTCCTTTCGAGCGGGGATCGTCGCAGGTTGAAAGCAAAGAAGCTTCGCGGAATTTTTTCCATGGGTCTTGTCATTCCCGTCCCAACCACGCTGGGGTCTCTCGAAGAGGGAACCGACGTCGCTGAGTTGCTCAATATCAAGAAGTTCGATCCAGTTATTGCCCACCCAAAGGTCACTGGTGGTGACTGTGAAGCCGATCCAGAAGGATGGACGTTTCAGAAGTACACTGACATCGAACCGCTTCGGCGTAACGGAAACGTTCTCGTTGATGATGAGGAGGTGATCCTCACTGAGAAGGTTCATGGATCGAATTATCGAGTTGTTCATGATGGTACACGTCTTTGGGTTGGATCGCGTACGCAAATCAAGAAACGACCCGATGTGATCAACGAACAAACACCCGTCTGGTGGAGAATCGCTGATCGTTACGATCTTGAGACAAAGCTCGCATCGTATCCGAAGTTGATCTTTTTTTGGCGAGGTATACGGTCCGGGAGTTCAAGACTTGAAGTACTCGTGCAATGATCAATCACTGCGTATCTTTGATGTCTTAGACGTTTCAACGGGTAGATACCTCGATTATGATTCCGCAAAAGCGATCGCTGATGATCTGAAGCTCGAATGGGTTCCAATCTTGTACCGAGGATCTTGGAAACGTGATGAATTGCTTTCTCTTTGTGAAGGAAAGACGACGATTGGTAAAGGCGATCATTGCCGTGAGGGGTTCGTTGTTCGCCCAACAACCGAACGTTGGGATCGTCGAGTAGGTCGTGTGGTTCTCAAGATGGTGGGTTCAGATTACCTTTTGAGAAAGTCTGACAAGTCATGAACGGTCGATTCAAGGATCTCTTTGAAAAAAAA